CCGCTAGATTTATTATCTACAACTACTACATGGTGCCCGTCATTTACTAATCTATCAACTATATGTGAGCCTATAAACCCATTGCCTCCTGTTACTAATATATTTTTACTTTCTTTTTGCATTTTTTATAATATCTGGGTTTTGCTTTATTGTTTGAGCTGTTATTAGATCTTTTATTTTAGTTGTAGACCATTCATGAGATCTTGTAGTGTAAATAACTTTACCAGGTAAATCATCACCAGTAAATCGTTTACCAATGTAATCTTCACCCAATATTCTAATATCTGGTTTAAAAAATTTAATTAATTCTATTAATTCTTCTTCAGTTTGATACATATACACGTCATCAACATACTGAATTGCCATTAAAGTCTTATATCTTTCATAATAAGGTATAACAGGTTTATACTTTGTATACCTCGTTGCAGATGGATCCTTTTGTAGGAATATTAAAAACCTATCGCAATGTCTTTTAGCTTCTTCAAAAGTATATATATACCCAGGGTGTAATAGATCAAAGTTACCTGCTGTAAAGCCTACTATTTCTTTTTTAGCCATTGTTTTTCACGTTGTATTAATGATGCGTTTAATTTTAGGTAATGTTCTTCATCACCGAAATCAAAATTAAAATCTTTCTTAGCTTTCTCGTTTGAGAGAACACAATTACTTCTATTAGCTGTAATTTTTAGTGTTTCGTATGGTACAAACTTCCAGTTTTCGTTAACTAAGTTGTATTCCTTTAAAATTTTCACGACTTCTCTCGTAGTAAGAGCTTTGCTATGAACTGCATTGTATATACCTGCTTTAAAATTATCTTTAATAGTCTCTACAAACTCGCATAAACGCTTTAAATCAGTCTTGCTATTAGCGTAGTCAATTATATTATCATACTTTAAAAGCTTTGTTAGTAAATTCTTTTCCGTTAATTTATACTCGATAGGCATTCTTATTCTAACAATATTTGTATAACTCGGATCTAAAATTAGCTCAGATAAATGTTTAGTATTACTATAAAAGCTTGAATTTCTATCATAAAATCCAAAGTTAGGGGTATCTTCTTCAGTATAAATTTTATCGTACCCGGTATATATACAACCTGAGCTTATGTGAATAAGATTAATATCTAAGGACTTACAGACGTTCTCTACAATCTTAGGCACAATTACATTTAACCTAAAGCAGCTTTCTTTTTCTTCTTCACATTGATCAACGTTAGGTTTACCGGTGAAACCTACTGTACTAATAACTGTTTGAAAATCTGAGTTTAATAGAAAATTATATAATGTTTCTTCATCGTGATAATTTAGTTCACATTTTGATATTATATCTGCACTTTTATCAAAGTGTTTACTCAGATGAGTGCCTACATATCCCTTGCCGAGAATTAAAGTGTCCATACATATATTTTATGAACTTTTTTCCGATAATCAACGCATTTCTTTCATATTAGCAACGAAGTATTGCTGCATATAATGGGAAAGAGCATCAGCTTCTAGATCACTCTTAGCATAAAAAATAGGTTGTATCGCGTTATTATCCATATCATACCCCATTATAATAAAACTTTTCATAAATTCGGCACATGTTGACGTCATTGCTTTTATAGCGACATCTTTATCGACCCTACCTTTACTATCCTCGCGTAAGACATCACTCAAGGCGTCTTTAATTAAAGCTTGGACTTTTAGGAGATCATTCTCACTGTTGACGGTTATTTTAGCATTTTGGGCAGATAACGGTGGTACAACGGCCTCAGGCTTCTTTCTAGGTCTGCCTCGTTTTTTTGGCTGTTCGTCAGACATATAACTATTTGGTTACACCGAACGGGTTATCAGCGGGGTTATTACTTATACCTTTATCTAATAAAGTACTGACTAGTACTTCTACACTCTCAGTCTTAACAAAGAATCCTCTATTAAAGTTATTACCACCATCGTCAAATTCAAACATAATTTCATTTATGTTGTCTTTATTATGATAGCATGTAAGATATATAGAATCACTTCCTGGGTTAATTAATACAGTCCATCTACGAGGATCAATGCTGCTATATGCATTGAACATTTTAAAGACAACTAACCCGTTATCCTTTAAGCGCTTTATCGTATAACCTGCTGTCTTAAGCTTATTGCTAACTTTCTTTTCCTTAAGCTTTGTCGGATCAGTTTTTTGATGATAATAACTATTCTTATTTGTACCGGGCATATTAATTAATTAAGGCAGAAATAACATAAATCAATGACGTATTATCCTTTTTAAACTCGCAGGTAATAACACCCATCTCTTGATTAACTCTAAAATTAACCTCACGACATCCTCCAAAACTTAACAATCTAAAAGAATCAAAATTTAACGCTAGGGATTTAGTTAATGATTTACCTTCATATGTATCACTTATTACACATACAAAATTATCCGTATTATGTCTATTTTTATCGCCAAGCTCACCTGATATTTTCTTATCGTCTTCAAATAGATATAATTTAGATGTCTCAGTTGTAAACGAACTACCTTTAAAGAGCATAGTTAGATTTCTCTCCAATACTTTAAAAGTTGTATCAAATTCTAGATTATTAATTTTATCTACATTAATGTTTGGAAGCTTAATAATACCATCGTCTAAGATATGATATTTAAACCTATAACCATCTTTACTATATGATATATTATTTTCATTAAGTTTAAGTTCAATTTCATTAGACGGTACTATTTCTAATACTCTGATAAGCTTTTTAATATCCGGTATATTTAAAATAACTTCATTTGTTATATCAGTCTCGCACTCTAGGTCAGACTTACATACAACAGTTGAATCTGCTGCAGCAATAGTACACGTAATATTATTATTGTTAATCTTAATAACGCACATATCATTTAAGTTTGATATGGGCCCTAGGAAATTACTAACAAAGTCTTTTTTATTCTTTAGTTTTAAATAAGCCATATATACGCTTTATTATATCAGGTTTCCTCTTTTGGTTCAACTGATTTTTTTTTTGAGTTCTTTTTAATAGGTAAAGAAGTAACTTTACTATTTTTATTTTGCTCTGTTAGCGCATCAATTTTAATATGTAGGTTATCTACCCTCCTTAAAACTTTCTCGATTAGAGCAAAGAGCTCATCTTTTTCATTAACATCGAAATTAAACATCAGCTGACTATTATCAACTTGAGGCTGCTCGACTACTTGCTGTACTGGTACTTGATCTTCCGGCTGCTGTACAGCTGGTTGAGGTACAGGAGCAGTCTGCACCGGCTGGGGTACAGACTGCTGAGGCTGAGAAATAACTTGTTCAATTTGTCGTTTAATTTTCTCGCTCTGACCTCTACCCAAAGTAGCGGATTCACCAACTATGTTACCGTCGATCTTTTTAGTCTCACCGTACATAGACCCCATAAAGTTCACTAAAAGATTTTGCTCTTCTTGAGACGAAAGTTTCTTCTCAAAAGATTCAGGCATAGGCCCTCTATCATCTGGCGGCATGCCGTCAGGCATAGGAATCATTTCTGGTTGTCCGTCAGCCATAATTTAAACGTCCAGGCCTGCTAGCAAATCTTGAATATCTTCATCATCGCTCTGCGTAGCAACAGTTTTAGTTTCTACTACAGGCTCAGGAGCGGCAGTAGTTACTGCTGCTGGTGCTGCAACTACTGCAGGTTCAGAGCGCTGAGCGTCAGAGTCTTGACAGTAGATATGCTCATCGACCATCTGCTTAAGATCATCATACCCTTTAATAGTAAATACTGAATCTAATTCAATAGCCTTATTATAAACACCTTCATGATCATCATCAGTCATGCCTTTAACCTCGGCGGGGAAAGAGAACTTTGAGGATACATAAGTCGGGAAGTCACCTTGCTTCTCTACTATAACTTTAAAGTTAACACCGTTAGGAGATAGGTCAAAGATACGAGGACCGAGATCACTAGCATCTTCACCGTCAATAGCACTAGCAATAACCTTATGCAATTGCTTACCATATCGTAAAGTCATTACCTTACCGTTATTATCAGGGTTTACAGGATCGTTTACAACGTAAACATTTACCAACCATTTTTCAGATCTAATAATCTTACTAGCCATTTGCTTTTCTTCATCATTACCACGATATAGCTTATATCGAGTTTCGGCAATCGGGTCACGGTCACCGAACGTTTGGGGAGAAATAGCACTCACATACTGACCAGTAGAAAAGCTACTCCAGCCATGCTGAAAATAATGGAAGAAGGTCTTAGAAGGATCCTTCGCGAACGGCAACAAACGAACCGTATATGTATTACCCGGCTCGGTTCTGAGAATGTCTGCAGGACCGCTAGACTTCTCTTCAGTAGACGCAAGAGCGCCTTTAATCGATTCAAACATTGAACTTGTTATATTACTCATACTATTATTATACGTACTGTCTATTGATTATCAACGAATTTTTTAAATAAATTAACATTTTTTTTCATCTGCACCGATGAATACATTTTTGTTCGTATATAATCTACTTTCATTAATGACGGTGCAAATAGCTTTTTAATACCAGGGTCTATTATATTGAGTACACTTTCAAACTCTTTAAATGCAAATAATACGTATACGCTTATTTTTCTATCTTTAAGATGTTCAAGAAATACGTATGCCTGGCTAGCCTGTTCTTTACAGATAATATATTGTCTTGTCTTTATATTGTTTGCTTTGCAGTAGTTTGTTATGAAAACAATACTCTCCTTTATCTTTCTACCGCTAACTGCGCTGTCTGGGTTTTCAACTAAGAAAACGTCGTTATATTTTGTATATGTAGATACTGCTTTATGAGTACAAAAGAAATCTATACCGAAATAGTCTTCACCATATACAAAGAACGGTGCTTCAAAAAAACTTTTGATATTTAAATGTTTATGCTTTTTAAAAAAAGCAGCGAGTTTAATAACTGCTAAATACTCTCGTTTCTTTTCAAACCCAGTAAAATCCTTACGTATCTTAAAAGGTTTACTAATAATAGACCGAGAAACTATCAGGTAAGTGTTATATACTTGTTTTTCAAAATCATCCACCTTACTATAATAAAGGCGTTTTTAGCTTATTCAAGTATTTTGTAATATATTTACTCTTAGTAATTGATGGTTCTGCCTGTATAAACTTACTAATAGCTACAAATTCACTATCTTCATTTATATGTCGCATATATATTTCTCGAAGCTTTTTATTCTCTAAAATTTTTAAAAATACAGTCGGGTAGTTCATTTTTTTACCGTTTAGTAATGAAACAAACGTACAAAACGACAGAAACGAATGTTGAAACTCGTCATTTTCTATATTTTGATGTGGAATTCCTTCTATCATGATAATGGCTTTAAGAGTTTTGTTAAGTTTAGGATTTTATCGTTGAGTAAGCAGCCCGCTACTGTTTCCTTACCCCCACCAGTCGACAGTTGTTTAGCTAGTTTACCGAGATCTACGTCACATTCTTTACTTTTTCGTAGAATAACTATCTCATTTTCGAGATTTATTAATAAGGCTATATCTACTACTGAATCATATTTTTTAAAAATATAATTAGCTAAAAGATTAGGATTTTCATGAAAAAATACACCGGCAACCCCGTAATCCTTATCACCTAGTGTAATTTTATTATGAAAAATATCCCCGTTGAAGGTATATTCTTCCAGTAGATTATATTCATCTAGGTACTTCTTTATTAGATTTATAGCTTCTCTACCAGGCATATAGAAACTATTTAGTTCCCTTTTTTAATTACTCAACAGGTCTAATGCATTAGCCGAGTCGCCTAAGTCGCCGTCACCGTCGTTTAACCCGTCTTCTTCTAGAACAGTTAAAGTCTTATAATCCATTCTAAATTGATTCTTACCAAAATTAGGTCCAAATCTATTCTTCATCATATGCAGATTAATAATATTAAGTTCTTTATCTTCATCGCTCTGCGTAATACCGATAATAGCATCGGCTGTAGCGGCTAGACCTATACTCTCACCGATACTATCCAGTCTAGGAGAGTCTACATCGTAACCAGTTCTATTAAGCTGCGTTGCGCTAATTATCGGGCAGTTAAACTTGTATGATAAAGCTCTAACTTCCTCAGACGCTGATTTAATACGTTCGTATAGATTAGAGTTCATCGAACCCTTAATAAGGTTAATATAATCAAGTACAATTGCATCTACTTTAATACCTTTAAGTTCTAATGTCTTTATATAACTAGCAATTTGCTGTGATGTAATTGTATTAGGTGGAAATTCTTTAATTATAAGCTTACCAACGTCATTCATACCTTTTATGGCATGCTGCATAGTCACGCTCTCATCTTTAAGATTAGCGATAGGTATCTTAGTAAGATCAGCAGCTAAGCGGCATGAATACATTACTTCGCTCATCTCTAAAGATATAACTACAACGTTCTTACCTTGTCTACACATGCTCGTAGCAATATTACCTAAAAATATACTCTTACCAACGTTAGTTTGACCAGCGAATACATAAAACGCTCTACCATTCTCTAAGAAACCACCGTTTAAATTTTCATCTACCCATTTCCAGCCGGAAGATATAGTAGGGTTATCTACATTTAGCTCAGCAGCGAGACTATCAATATCTTCAAACAAGTCAATGCCGATATCATCAGTAAGGTCGATCCTACAACTCTTTTCAAAACGTTCTAGGATATAACTTGTATCTACTTTACCTTGAGTTATATCTTCAGCAACATCCATCATAGTATGATAAATTGCTCTTTCTTTAAGATACCTCTCGGTATTATCTAACAATTCTTCTTTATTAAGATTCTTGTCTATCTCTTTAAAAGTAGCAGCGACGCCTTTAAACGCATTTTTAATATCGTCGTTAACAAGATAAGTTTTAAGCTCTGTAATAGTAGGAGGAACACCCCTTTTATTATAGAAGTCTTTAATAACAGTAAAAATAGTTTTAATATCCTTGCTACCTATAATTTTAGGGTCAATGTGACCTATAATATCGGCAAGATATTTTTCATCAGTTAAGCTCTTGTATACAAGAACCTTTTCAAAGTAATCTAAATCTATTTTTTCCATTATCTGCGCTCTATATCACCCTCTACACATTCACTACCATACTGTACTTCGCATACTACGCATGGCTTATTAGTAATATTAGCTGCTAAATGCCAATTTTCAACTGGGATGTTAATATAATCATTTTTATGATAAAGATCACCGTTGATAGATAATTCGCCTTCTAGTATAAACCAGTGTTCGCTTCTTTTAAAATGTCGCTGATCACTTAACGATTTACCGGGTTCAATATATAAAGTTTTAATTTTATAATCTTTACCTTCTGATAAAACATTATAACTACCCCATTTCGTCTCTGTTATTTTTCCCATCTTTGCAATATCCAACTACTACTATTTTTTTTATCAGCCCCGCCGACACCATATTGAAAAATAATTTCCTTACCATCAAATAAATTAGGTGCTTCTTCCGGAACATTACCTTGTTTTCTATCTCCGCCATTAGCAAATATGATTCTATCAAAGGGAAATAACATTGTAACGTTTTTTATAGCCTCAATTGCAGTACCATCGTCATCATTAAAGAGAATGCAGTTATCAACATATTTTAAAGCTGATACTATTTCGAATCTTTCTGATAAAGATAGAAAGTTTTTACCTTTTTTTCGCTCTAACCAAGAATCTGAATTAACACCTACTATAAGTTTATCGCCTAGCTTTCGAGCTGCTTTGAGATATGCTAAATGCCCTGAATGTAATGGGTCAAATCCGCCTGTTACTAATACTACTGTTTCCATTTTTTTATAAAGTAGTCTTGTCCCCTATAAAACTCTTCGTTAGGATTGGTCAATCCAGGGCTTTGATGAATTATAGGTATATCTACTACACCTATTTTAACACTGTTCCTATTACACTCGAGAGAGAAGTCTAAATCGTAGTAATGAAACTTAGATGGATAGGTTTCGTCAAACTTTACCTTAGCAGGTAAGCTATTAATATTAATCCCAATAAGAACGCCGTCGATAAGTAAACTCCTACTAGGTAGAGGACCAAAAGAAGAATATGCATATTGCTCTCTTGACCCGTGAGCCACGCATCCTCTTTGGTCTTGCTTTTCAGACATAAGGTGCCATAAAGCCGGATTGCCAATTTTGCAGGATACAGCGCCAGCGACACCAAACACAGTAAAACTTTCCGCACTATGAACGAGGCGGTTATACAGGTCGCCGCAATTAATATGTACGTCGTCGTGAATAAGAAGAGCAATGTCAATATTATTAGATCGAGCATGTTCGATAAACTCGTTGTAACACTTTTGCAAGCTTTCTGTATTATTCTCTTTAATGATAAGGTCTTTATATGCATAATAGGGTTTATATTCTTTTATTGATTTATATATGTTTGTGTCTTCTTTTTTACCTTTTGTAGCTGAGTATATTTTAATGTTCATTTATATATGGTTCAATTTTTAAAGTATTGGAGGTATTCTTTACGAAGTTATCTCTTTCACTATTATTATAGAATATATAAACTGAATATCCACCATAACCTCCGCCACAATATTTTTTTGCAATTGCAGTTTTAACATCGGGCAGTTCTTCCATACCTTCCTTTACCTGTACTTCATAATTTAAATTTATACCATCGCATAATAGTTTAAGATCGTTATTCTGAACACCGGTTGCTGCAATGCGACTTGCTCTTGCTAATAAATTATAATCTCGCTCATAGCTACAATATGCTGGAGTGTCGTGCTGACTGCCGGTATAGAGTAGAGCCATTTTACCTTTAAGTAAATCGCCGTTTCTTTTAAAAGATAATCGCGGAAGTTTACCGCTTTCCCATACACATAATCCTGTCTCTTTAATAACTACCGGATCTTGCCAGCCGACCCCTAAATCCAATTCACTCTGTATCCCATCTTTACCGTTCAATAATGCCCATGCGCCGCTGCCACCTAAACCGGATTGCTTTTCATAAGGCCATTTAGTTAAAGATACTTTAGGTGATATAGCACAATTAACAATAAATCCATCGTCCCTAGAATGTTTAGGTACATCCAACCAACCTCCAGCTAAATCTACTCTCATGGGAGCATCGCTCGGGGTAAGAATTTTATTAATGATAGAAGATGTAGATATAGGCTCAAATTTCGGTGGAGTTTTTGGCAAACTCTTATACTCTATACCTAATTGTCTACATAAGCTCTGCTTTTTAAATCTAAAAGTTTCATCTTCTGTAGCAACTAAGATATCTGGTGAGATCTGCTCTATTACATCTCTAAAATTTAACCCTACATCATCGGTACTGCTACCTACTACAACTTTACTAATAAAAGGTAGGTTGGATAATATTTCAATTTTATGCTCTATTGGAATACTTGGTCGTCTGTTTTTGTATAGGTATAAAACTTCGTCGGAGGGTATACAAACTATTAATTCATCTCCTAATGCTTTAGCTTCTTTAAAGAATTGAATATGACCAGCGTGTAAAATATCATAGCAACCAGATACAAATACTTTACTCATATTCTTTTCTATCGTCCATTTCTGGTTTATTATCTCTATTCCAAATCATACCCATAATATTCCATAAAGCAGCACTTAGATGATCTTCACTATCATCTCCAGTAAAATCTTGCATTAAATGTCTCATTGTACTGTCATATAAAACAGAATGCTTCATACCTTTCTTCCAATTATTTTCGCCATAAGCATCTGCACCTTGCAGATATCTAACCATAACGTCATTTAAAGCTTTATGAGGCACTAAACTCATACGTAATTTACCGTCAGCATTATCTCGCTGCGCACCAGTTTCAAATTGACGAGGGTTACCGGTTTTTTTAAGTTGTTTACTATACTTCATCTTTTATATTATATAATTTTTGATTAAAAAAATCAAGCCATAACTTTAGGGACTGATGCTTTAAAGCTCTTATTAAAGCCTCTTCTCCATCATATATGTTAGGAATACTACGTTTTAAAATTATATCGCCTTCGTCAACTGCCGGTATAACTCTATGCAAAACAGCTCCTATAATTGAATGATTAAGTTCAAAAGCGCGCTTCTGCGGATCCTTACCTTTTAATTCCGGATACTTTGTTATATATCCCGGGTGCCCGTTAAAAATTTTATATTCTTCGCATATTGCCTTAGGTATAATATTCAACCAACCGTGTAGTGTAATAAAACATTCACTAGGGTCGCCGAAAAGCTCTCTCAAGAACTTTACATTCTTTACATCCTTTTTAAGAATTCTAAAACCGTAATTATCTATATCTACCCGGCCGTCAATTATTGATTCATCTTTCTGATCATAATATACCGTATCTGGTACATATCCCTTCTCGATAAGATTCGCTATTTCAGAACCAGTTTGTGAAAATAATGCTATATGTCTCATAATGTTAAAAATGGTGAATCGTAAACGAAGCCGTCCACCGGCGTTAATCCTTCATATGAAAAATTATAAAGGACACCTTCCTTTACTTCTCTATAATGTTTACCTTTTACGGATGAAATATTTGAACCTTTATAGAATAGAGTACTTCCTTGGCGCGCTATATAAATGTTCATTGTTTTTATATTAACCATCCAGAGCGCAAAGGTACCTTTAAGTTGTTCAATAGTATACAATATATTCTGTATCTCGGTTTCCGTATCCTCGCACGGTCCGTGCTTATATTCAAATTCATCTAACATAGCAGGTATAATGCTACTATCTACAGGGTTATCATGGGCCGGTAAGTGTTCTTGGACGAGCTCGTCAAAGTTTGTAAGTACCCCGTTGTGAGCTACTATCCAGTCCCCATACCAAAATGGATGCGCTAGTTCTTCTTCCCATATTCTACCGGCTTCGGTAGGTGCTTGATTATGCCCTAGGTATATAAACCCTTTCTCGCTAGGTAGGGTAGTTTTATTAAAATCAACACCACCCTCCTTCTTTACGACTTTATAGTTAGCATTATTATAGCAGTAAAATATACCAGACGAGAAATTTCCTCGCTTTCTATTAGCTTGCTCTAATATTTCAAACGTACTTAAGTCATTGCTACAATATATACCGCACATATATCTATATTATAGTAGAATTTCCTCAGAAATCAATAAATATTATTATGAACTTCGTATCTTGGAACACAAAACAAATTATAAACGAAAGCGCTGATAGCTATTTCACGGACGAATTGGTCGAAGAGAGCATTTCAAAGACTTTAAAACCTGTTATGAACAAAATGAAGAAGCTGAATATAGGGCTGCCTTATAGAGACGCTCGTTTGTTCTTTTTTCAATTTTTAAAAGAGAAACATCCAAACTTAGTACCGCAGGGGTTCGAAACAAAGAAGCCGTCAGCAAAAGATGTTAATGCAATCGTAGGTCAAATCGCTATTGAGCAGCCAGAATTGCTCGATAAGTTCAGTCAAGAGTTTGAGGCTTATTCTCAAGAACAGACAGATGCAGGCTTAGATAAAGTTTCACAATTTTTAAATGTCGCAGCTACATTAAGAACAGGTAAGGGAGTAAGACCGTCCAAAGTAGCTGCTAATACACAAGGATATGTTAAGAAAGATTATAGTAAGCTAACAGCTCAAGAAATTGCTGATGCTACAACTGATGCTATCAAAAAGAAAGAAGCTGATTTTGATGCTGGGGATGATGTTTCAGATGAGAAGCTACTCATTAAGACTGCTGTTTCTAGTGTTCTAGCAAAGCTAGCTGATGAGGGTGTTAATCCTGAAGCTCTTGAAAACGTCGCTGATGCGATTAGTAAGATTAGTACATTGGAGCGATTCAAACAATTTTTAAATTATATCTCCAAAATGGAAGAATATAATGTTATACATCAATACTTGGAAGATACATTAGATGTTATCGAAACAAACCTCGAAGATTTTCAAGCTGAAAAAGAAGATGCTGAAATGGAAGCTCGGGAAGGTAATATTCATGATGAAGTTAGGCAAGATCCTCGCGAAGTTGATCCAAGAATGGACGAAGTAGAAGCTGAGCGCGAAGCTCAAAATAGAGAAAGACAGCAAGAAATAGAGGCTGAAATACGCGCTTCAAGAGAAGAAGAAAGTACTGAAAGTACTCTAGATAATACATCTCTTGAAGAATTATCTGTTCTTTCTCCAGAAGAGTATGAAATGGTTCAAAACTTTGAAAATTTTGATGCTGATGATTGGGGATACAATAAACTTCAAAAATTCTACTTTAGAAAAAGAGAAGGTGGTGAAGATGAAGAAAAATCTAAAGAAGATTATGACGGTGATGGAAAGTTAGAATCCTCAACTGCAGAGTACATGGGTTCTCGTGATAAAGCTATTAAGAACGCAACGGACGAAAGTGAAGAGTCAGCTTCAGCTCAATCCCCACAGGAAATTGCACGTAATATGTTAATACAGCGACAAAATGAAATGCAGAATTGGTATAAGCAAGAAAGACTTAGCCGATACGGATACTAGTTTACCGGTATACAGTTATTATCTCTATAAACCGCATCAAGCTTATCTTGTTGCTTGTATACGAGAGGATCTTGCAAGCCTGCATCAACAAATCCTTTTAACCGTAAAGCACTACTAGCACTATTTGCATCGCATGGATATTCACCAGAATAACATGTATATGTATCAGCAAAATTGACTCCAAGCTCAACGCCATTTAAAATAATCTCCTTTTTACTCATTTTAAGTAGAGGGGCTCTTACTCTAACATCTATTTCACGATTTAATAGACAAATCTGATTCATTTTATCGACAAACTGTACTGAACCATCCCAATACCCTGCTAAGCTATCTGCTTCTGCAGCTCCGTACCACACTTCTTCAGCTTTTAGTTTCTCCGCATACGATAAAAGTATACTTAAAAACATTAAATTGCGGAAAGGTACGTATGATTTAGGTTGAGCTTCGCCCATTATATCCTTTACATCTGGCGTATCGATATTATCATTAGTAAGTGAAGATGTATCAGCTATATCTTTAATATACTTTACATCTAAAACCTTATTAGTGAACGTTACACCGGGGTAATCTTTCTTAGCATTATTTAATTGTGTCTGAGCAGCTTCTAACTCCTTGTCATGGCGTTGCCCGTAATCAAATGTTACTGTATGTACAGTTTCATATTCTTTTGCTGCTTTATAAAGTAGAACGGATGAATCCATTCCTCCCGATAACGTTATTACTATTCTATTCTTCATTTTCAAAATCTTCTAAGCTAGTTACCTCGTCTGGAATAACCTCTTCTTCATCAGACTTATTACTATATGCCCACTCTCGTTTAATCTTCTCTTCAACGACCGGTATAATAGTATTATCCCATAGTTCCGTATCATCTTTCCACTTACTATAATAGCCCAGTTTCTTACCATCTGGTAATTGATAGGTTGAACCGGTTTGTATAACTGCTCCTAAACCAACCGCTAAGTCTAATAGACCATAATATTTGTTTAAACCTCTATCAAACGATAGATACATTTCACCCTGCAAGTATTGCTTAACAAATCTATTCTTAACAGTTAAAGCCCTGAGAATAACTCCTGAATAGCTCTTCTGACCTACAGCCAATTGACCATCTGTATTCTTATCCTCTTTAACTGGCTTACGAGCTAATTGAATAGTAACTGAAGGTAGGTAAACAGTAGCAGTACCACCAGGCATTGCTTTAACCAAAGAAGGAAACATCGCTGCAGGGTCTTCATAGATATGATTAGTAGCTAGAATAGTAGTTTTAGTTAATCCTGATAACTGAGTTAAGGTACGTAATAAAGATTTCATAGCTTTAGCTCTACTACCCATATCAGCACTTACATTACCTTTAGTCTGACGATTAATCTGCAATTGACTTTCCATATTACCTAAAGAATCAATAGCAATAATAAACTTACCTTCTTGACCCTTTTCTTTTACTTTAGTTAAGAAGTCAAATATAGTATTACGACATTCTTCAATACTAAAAACAGGTACATATTTTACTTTACTAACATCAAGACCTAATGCTTCTGCACCGTCTTTATCAATAGCATTTTCACTATCAAATATAACCGGGGTCAATCCTTCTTTCTGAGCATTGGCTAAAATCTTTTGCAATATAAAACTCTTACCAGTCATACTAGGACCAGCCAATAACGTCATTCTATTTTTTGGAATACCTCCGAATAACGAACCTGATACAATACCGTTAAGTACCATCGAACCAGTGTCTAGCCAACCATCTACATTACTAATAGCACTTTCATTTAAGAAAGACGCATATGGATTAGATTTATCAATTACCGATAAAATATCATCAATTTCTTTACTCATATACCTCTATTATAGTATATGTTTCTAATTTATCAATAAATTCCTTAAATTTATCAGTATATTTTATTCATATACCGCGCGGCCCTTATCTGCTTTCCAATCTTGCTCTGGCCTGTCGATTTTTTCATTTCTGTCTATGACTGCGTCTATGATAGGGGTTTTAATACCTTTATTTTTTCCAAAGCTTGCTAAGGCATTAGTATCTTTGGGAAAGCACGTACCTCCGAAGCCGCGCTTACCATCGTGCCCTGGCACCATCGTATGACCGGAACCAATACGTTTATCTTGCGTTGCTATTTGTCGAATATTTTCGTAGTTAAGCCCAGCACTTGAACATATAGATTCAAGCTCGTTAAAGAATCCAACCTTAACACTAAGAAAAACATTCTTTAAGTATTTTATCATTTCTGCTTCACCAGGAGCACAACTAATTACATTTGAATTTATAATAGATCCATGCTTATGTGCAGATTTGAATATACGTTCTATTTTATTTAAAAGCATATCATCGTGCGATCCGAGAATCCATTGGTCACAATTTTTAAAATCTTGCTTCCAATTTTTTTCTGTTAGAAACTCTGGCATAAAGTTGACGTTAAGTTTTTCAGAAGTTCCAGGCGGAACTGTTGATCGTAATACAATATGTTTGTCTTTATCAATTGATTTTATTTCTTCACATACAGAAATAACAATATCAAGATTTGCGCTACCATCACTATTCATAGGCGTGGGTACTGCTACAAATATAATCTCTGATTCCTTAACAAATGTACAAATATCAAGTGTCTTGGGTTCTCTTTTCTCTTTATCTATGTCCCATACTAATACATCTATAGATGGGCGTAGTAATGTCATTGCGTGGCCGACGAAGCCATTTCCAACAACTCCTATTTTATTTTTTACCATCATACCAAATTTTTTCAGTGTCTAGAAGTAATTTTTTAATTTTTACTGATATATAATTACTCTTCCATTTATAATCTTCTAAGAACTTTTTCCAAGACATTACAGTCTTTCGAACTCTCTCTAATTCTTCTTGATTATAACCTTTTTGCGATTTACCATATTTTATAATATCTACTAAACCATTTAAAAAATCTTGAGGCGTGCCTTCTATAAATTCCGCTACGGGCTCTGGTATAAATTCTGGCTCTTCTGGAATATCAAAATGTCTTTTTTCTCGTTTTAACGATTCAATTTCCTTTTGTTGTTGTTCTATCCTTGTTTTATATCTTTCCGCTGCTTTTTCCTTTTCTTCAACGATTTTTAATTTTAGCTCTTCAATAGTTTTGTTAAGTTGTTCTATTTCAGAGTCTTTCTGGGTAACAATATTATGTATAATTTTTTCAGCCTCACTTCTAATCTGGGCTACAACTTCAGTTCGTATTTCCTGTTCGCGTTTCTCATTAACCTTATTAAAATACGAGCTTTTGTCTGATTCCGGTCGCCAAGAACCTGTTTGCCAATTGTCTTCCATAGTAAAATATTTATCATTAACCGTAAAAAAAGCCCGTTATAACGGGCTCTTGTTAAATAATAGTTGTTTGACTACTTTGTTTCTGCTTCGTCAAAAAGCTTTACAACTTCTGGATCTTGACCGGCTACTGGACCTTCATTCGGTACCAACGTTGGATTAATAATCCGCTCGTACTGCTCTACAATACGTGGATCGATCTCGAAATCACTACCTACAGCAATTCCTGCTTTTTCATACGTAAAGTAACTATTGCGGCTATCATTAGCATCCGGCTTAGTAAATTCAGCAAAAAAGAGCGGGTATAGCTGTACGGCCATCTGACCGTTCTCTTGCTGTTGAACAAGAATCATAACAGGATTTTCAACCTTTACGGATGAATCTGTTTCGCTTGATGTTGTACCAAAGATATTTCGACCTGCGGAATCAATAAATGTAATGTAATTTTTTTCAGACATACATATATTTTATATTATAAATACTATTAATCAACTTAAAAGATCGAATAAGTTAGTTTGTGTTAGAGACCCAGGCTTTTGAACTGCCCATTTAACATTCTCATAAAATCTTTCAATAGCATTAAAAACAATCTTTTCAAACATTATTTCATAATCTAAATTAAAAGCTTTCTTAAACTCTTCAGGGTAATAGTACTTATATGCAATATTATTAAGATTATATGGGTTAGGTTTCTGCACATAAAAGTATCGTACTTTATCACCGCTACTTATCTCTTCATATTCCTTATCAATGTTAAACCTTTTAAGTAGAAGATTATGGTAATAAGAAGCTTTAACGTGATTTGGCATGCCTTTAGCAGTTTTAAATCCGTCGCAGTCTGTTGCATATTTTTCATATCCCCTTATACCAGATACAAAAGCGATATCTTCAATAGGTAGGTCTTTAAATATTTTATAAGTTTCGTTCAAGATAGTATTGGTCTGGGTTATATCTTGCGTACTCAGCATTGTCTCAATAATCTTCTTAACGTACGGCTTAATAGCAGCGGGCATCGTACTTCTTACAACTTCAACACCAGTATACTTGTACTTATCCATCGGTATACCCTCGTCGTCTAAAATATGCATAACGTAACGTTTTTTCTGCAAGAATACACCTACATCAGCAATTACTTCTCGTTTAAAGACGAATCTACAATCATGACTATTCAATGACTTTGCTCCCCAAACTTTAATCTCATCATTTAGAAAGTCTTCAATATTTTGAACTTCAGCATGAAACTCTTTACTGACCTGACCATCGTCGTTAATGAAGGATAGACCCGCGTCAACAAGGGGCTTTACGGATATATAGCTGCTATCAGTATCGTTATATACCACTATACTATCAAGTATCTTCTCATCTTCGATGCCTGTCTTTTGCTTAATATATTCTTTAAGCAGCACGTTAGATTTCTTAATAACAGCTTGACCAGTCAAGGTAATGGACGACGCAATATCATCATCGCCGAACGGTGCGTTTTTATTACCGAAATAGCCATAAATTGAATTAATAAAAATCTTAATGCATAATTGCTTCGCATCTAATTGATCCATCTTAACTTTAGTAGCGGGATCTTTTTGCTTACTATACTGCTTCCGTAATCTGTTTAGCTCTTTCTTTACCTCAACACGCTTGTTATAATACTCGTCAAGAATTTCCGGCATGACCCCTTTCTTCTTCTGTGTGAATAGCACATTTGCCCGGCTAACGGCGATCTCTTCATCCTTAACAAACTTAGCAAAGTTAGCAAGGGTTAAAGTAAATACCTTACCGTTAGCATGCCGTATAGTAACATCCTTATCATTTTTATCTTCGATCTTACCTATCTTTGTTTCTGGTGACATATTAAGAGATATCATCACATTCGGATATAGCGAGTTAGCATCGAAGGATATAATATTCTCTTGAAAACCATTTAATGGCTCGCCTACATAAGCTCCGGGATTCTTGCCGGTATCTTCATTTCTAATAAATGTATGAATAACCTGGCCACGTCGCCGGCCTCGTATAGCAGTCGCGCCGTTAATAACAGAAAGCGCTCCCATCGCAGCTTCAAAAGTAGTCAACCCTGTATATGCTAACATACGCAATAAATCTAAAAACTTTAACTTCACCTCTAAATGTTTAAGTAACCTAACGTCCTGGATATTATAATCAACAAACGTTTGCCAATCATCATCAGATAAAGTTGCAAGATTCATATTGCCGAACTCCACCTTCTTCTGACCTAGTTCTATTTCGCCGATAGCATCTAGCTTATAACTCTCCCGTAACCCCTGAGTGAACTTCTTATATACATCGAGATAGTCGATTAGAGATATACCTTCAATATACCACTTAACCTGCTCTCTACCAAACTGACCTCTAATAGTTCTACTATGAACGTTACCAGTAGGCGATAAACGAGCTACCCACTCGTCGCCGAGTATTCGCTGACATCTATTTATAATATACGGTATATCAAAGAACTCGGAATTCCAACCTGATAATATATCCGGGTAGTCTTTCTCAAGATATATTATAAATTCTTTAAATACTTCCTTCTCGTCTTCGCATTCTACATAAGTTACATCATCTTGAGTATTTTTATAACCTTTAATACCCCACGTGACAAACTTATCACTCAATGAATCGTAAACCGTTATAACAGTTACCGGGTGATTAGCTGTTATAATATTAGGGAAGTCGTCAGGTGAATAAGTTTCGATATCAATAAACATCGTCTTTATCGGGTGGTCGTCAAACCCAACCTCTTCATTTTGCTTCCAGTACGTATCAACTAAAAATTGCTGCGGTTGAGGTATATTCTCAAACACTCGCTTAATATTTGAATCTTTTATAAACTTGTACCGGTTATACTGAGTATTAAATTTCTTCTTTATAAGCTTAGTACCGAAGATCGATTCATAGTTACCGTTACCCTCGAGATATAGATAAGGTTCAACAGTAGTTTCGATACGAGTACGGTTACCATCCTCATCCCAGGTAAATAACGTTACAGTACCTTCACGTCCATTATATATAGCATTACGATAGCTCACAGTACAATTATAATGTCTTTCCTATGGATATCTACTCTCATATATTTCATCAGCATATGCATAGCCTCTAGTAAATGCTTGAGGCAACCCGATTATACCTTCAAAACTTTCACCGGTACTAGCGCATAATATATAATGATTAGGGTCGCGGCCTTGCTTAGCATCTGTTTCTAATTTAGTAGGCCGGATGGTCATATAAATTGTTTTATAGTCCTTACATTCCCAGCAATCATTACCTACATGCGCAAATACTTGCCTAGAGGGATCTTTAGATATAGTCATTTTAGCCATACCCTATTATATGGCTGTTCCTAATTATATCTACTAAGATTTACCCGTTTTGGATCATCTACACCATATTGATATAACTCCGAATAACAATCGATATTTCTATCATCTTCTAACCATCTATTATCGACATACTGCAATGCTTTTCTACACAGAGATTTATACCTTTTTCTGTCACTCAATGTATGTTCAATCTGGGCAATCATCTCATCACCGGTATTAAATTTAATAGGTGCATGCTCATATGTGCACATATCTTGGCATGCGATAGGTAACCCTAGCGCGCATGCTTCAATATGCTTTAGGTCAGATTTTGATTTGTTAAATATATTGTCCTGTAACGGAGCTACAATCATATTAACATTTAGATCGTATAATTTTTGACTATATTCAAACAACCTTACCCATGGGTGAAATTCTATTTTTCCAGCTTCTACTAAAGGTCTAAGTGGTAATGGAAACGCCCCTAAAAAGACCCATTGATACTTATCAACCGTTTTAGCAATTACTTCTACCACGTGATGGAAATCGTCCTTCTGCTTGACTCTATTTTCTACATCAAAGTGTGCCCCGGAGCCTGCATAAAGTATTCTTGGCTTCTTCTTATGCTTGTCGTAGCTCTCCATAGTACGGTTTAAGTTAGCCCTATTACCTATCCAGAATTTAGGCATAAAATTAGGGATGACTGTAACGTTCTTATTACCTGTCTTTTCTTTATAATAATCTCTCATGAATGGACATGTTACGGTTATCTCATCACACATAGCCATCATTTCCTGGGCTGACGCTCTTATCTTCGGATCTGTAAAAGCAGATTTATATTTGTTATAATCGGGGATATCCTCGGAGAAACAAATATCGTCTATCTCATAAATTAATCTAAAATTATTTTTATCCGCCATTCCTCTAAGGAATTTCATAAACTCAAGTTGTTGAGGAGTGGCTTGCCTCTGTACACGTATCCCCTTTACCATTCCGTAATATCTAGGATCCACATTCATAACGGTTGTACCATGAACCACTGCTTTATTATGGGCATTAAGTACTTGTTCCGGCCAGATCATTCTCCAATGACCGCATCCAGAATAATCAGCATAATAATTTATGAACCTAGGTAAGCCTTCTTCCTGTAAATTTTGTTTAGGTGGTTGAACTGGTCTCGCCTTTGCGATCGGTGAAGTAAACGGTCTATTGCCCATCGGTGGTGTTAAAAATCTATTGTTATTGCCCGGTATGATCATATATGTTTAGTTAATAAGGTTAATCAATAAATTCAACACGCTTAGTTATACCGTTATGTTTTTCTAGAAAAATAATATCACCAGTTGCAGATTTAATACTCTCCTTACGATGGCTAATAACAAATATACACTCGTCAAGCTGATCAACCCGCTCGTTTAAAATTTCTAAAACCAGGTCAACACCTTTTTCATCCAAGCTACTATCAAATAATTCATCATAAAAACTAATATTATAGTGGACGTCGCCTTGAGCTTTTCTCATATCCATGAACGAGAAGAGGCATGCTAAATCAATAGCTTTCCTCTCAGCTCCGGAGAAGTTATTATAGAGACAGATTTTACCTTTCTCATTAACAATTTCTTCTTCAAAGTATTCATTAAAAACACAAATACTATTACTATCTAGCTTTTTCAGATAATGCGTGAGTTTAGAGTTAAAATTGCGTAAAATCTTCTTAACAATAAAGCTCTTTACACCTTCCTCGCTTACAACAAACTTAACAACGTCTAATAAGTCTAAACTCTTTTTAATTGTACTAATTTCACTAGATATATTATCTACCTTTTCGCTTAATTCATCTACAATAACCTTAAAGGTATTTGCTTCATCATCAATTGTACTAAATTCTGCATCTATTTCACTAATACATTTTTTAATATAATTGATAGATTCTTGTATATGACTTGTACTGTATTTTTGGTTTTGTATAGCTGTTATTTTCTCGTTAACTATAGATATAGCAGAATTTATTTTAGTTGTCTCTTTATTATATCCTTCAATCTTTTCTAACCCGGCTTCAACACCTTGTTTCTCGCCAACAAGAAATTTCTTTATATTTTTCTTTTCTTCTTCCACTTTTTCATGATCATGTTCTTCCATAGGTCGCAGACAAACAGGGCATGTATCTTCTTTAGTACCTAATTTTTTAAGAATTTCCACATTAGTTTTAATAATTTGCTTTTGAGAACTAACACTATGATTAACATTATCTCTACCTTCATTGAGAGCTGTTAATTTATCTTCTAGCTCTGTAATCTTATCTCTATAAGGCTGATCATCCAATGAATTTATTTTATTAAGCTTATCTTCAGCGTCTTTTAAATCTTGCTTATGCTGATTAATAGTACTTTGCATAGTACTCCTCTTTCTAGCCTTATTATCTTCAAAACTATTTGATTGCGCTTTTTGAGATGTAAGATAGTTGTTCGTCTCTTCCAATCTAGTGATATTAATATCAAAATCTCTTTTTATTTCCGCTTGGTCAGATCGAAGATCATTTAACATTTTAGAGAAAACTTCCAAGTTAAAAATTTTTTCGATAAATTTCCGTTTATCGTTTTTATTCTTAGCCATAAACGGTATATGGTTATTGAGTGTCATTATAACGCAGTTTTGAAATACCTCGGGCGAAGAGGATAATACGGTTTGAATATACATATCAGTATTTCCTATAGTTGACTGCGTCTTATCTGTACCGTTTTTGAACACTAAACACTTGGAGGGTGATAAGGTTCTTATTATATGAAATTCATTCTTACCATAATATGGGTCATCGACGGTAAAGAGTAACTCAACTTTTGTCTTACCTTCGGTTAAATTATTAGGTATAAAGTTTTTCTTAATATCACGCAAGGTACTTCCAAATATAGAGAAATAAAGGGCATCAGCAACAGTACTCTTGCCGACGCCATTTCTTCTATCTTCTTTATCCCTATTGATACCAGTAACAATATGAAGACCTTTCTTAAAGTCTATCGTTACAACTTCTTCACCAATAGATAAGAAGTTTTGTATTTTTAATTCTGTAAATGTTACGTATTTCATTTGCTTCTATCTTGAGACCTCTTATATAACTCTGTTGTATACTTGCTTACCTCATTTTTATTTTCTATATCTAATAGATTTATAAATTCATCGATAGCTTCCATAATATCAATACCTGATAGGTCGTATTCACCTTCTTCAGTAAACTGTACTTTATTATAATTAACGTCATAATCGATTCTAAGATCAAATGGTTTACATGTTAATAGTTTTGCAACTAATAGGTCTAAATGCTCAGTATTAATATTTTTATCGACAATAAGTTTAACTATATTATTGGATACGGTTTCGGTAAAAAACGTCGTAGGATCTTCTTCATATATTAGTTTTGAAAGAAATACTTTTATATGCTTAGGGGTAACTGTATTTTCAATAAACTCGTAATTTAATGAGTCGTCAAATATATAAAACCCTTTCGATTGCATAGTGTCTCCAAAATCCATCTCGTATGGATTACCAACATATATGATATCGTTGCTGCCGAAAGTTCTGTTAGCTCTCAAATGAAAGTGGCCTGAAAAGATTAGCGGGGCTTTATTAGACAGCTCTTCAGGGCTATCTCCATGGTCGCAAATCTTAAATGAATTCATTTTAAAATTTACTAACTCAAAATGACCAAAAATTAGATCACTTTTAGGTATATCACTTATTGCAGTACCCCATGGACAAAACGTTACCTTATGATTATTAATCGATGCAGTATGCATCTTATCATATACTGTTATGTTTTTATACCCCTTAAATATACTTAAACTGTTTATTTCACTCGTGTCTTTATACCATGCATCATGATTACCGGTAATCATAATAATTTTAAATTTTGTAAATTTATCTAAAAAATCTTTTGCAAAATTTAGAGTTTTAACAGATATCTCATCCCTATAATGAAAGAAGTCTCCGCAGAATATAATATCAGTAATACCTCTATCATTGAGTTCAGCAATATACCAGTCAGCCCATTTGTTAGCTACACCCAACCAGAAGTCACTATTCTGATGGACACCAAGATGTAAATCTGAAAATATAGCTGTCTTGACCATCCCTAATACTCTAAATCATCTGGGTTAGGTTTAACATAAACCATCCCGTCAGTTGCATCGTCCATCTCTTCCTGATAAACTTTCTCTTTATAATCAGTAAGGGTTTGGTGATGTTTTTTCTCCTTTTTTATTCTGTTAATAAAAGCATGAAATGCTATAGTAGTAAAATAAGAGAAGGGATTATATTTCGTATCAACATCAAATTTATGATTCTTAAGTGCAGTATACATCTTTACTAAGGCATCGCCAATCATCTCATCTTTATATGTGTAATTTATAAAATTAGATTTATTACCTAGCCCATACGCAATCTTTTTAAGGGAATTAGCCAAGTCAAAAATACAAACATCTGTTTTATAGTATGTTCTTATCTGGTCTTTAAATACTTCCGGGTTAACATAATACTGGTCTATCTTAGGTTTCGGCCCTCTTTTTTTAGGCTTCGGTTTTTCGGTCACAGGTTTGTCAGTCATAGTATGCCTTAATTATAGTACATAAACAGTTACTTTTCAACTATCTCTGTTATATTAAATGGTATTTTTTCTTGTATATATATTTCTTTACGTTTTTCAATATGGCGCTGGCCGTATCTTAAATCATCTGCGAGATCAATAATCATTAATTTTTCCTTATCATCATGAAGTCTCAAGCCACGTCCAATTGATTGAATAGTTCTTATAGAGCTTTTACCGCCGGCAGCAAACATAATCATATGTATATTTTTAATATTAATACCTGTACTAAAAATAGAACTCATTGCTATACATATAATATTGCTCTTAGTTTCCATTATTTTTTTTATTTTATCTCTCTCTTCAACTTCAACTTCGCCCTTTACAAAATACACCTGCTTATCTGCATATTGACTTAGCTTATCATATAAGGCATCTCCGTGTATAAGGTGGTTTACTAATACGAGTGAATTATTATTAAACTTCCCGCATATATTGTATATAACATCGTTACGGAAATTATTAGCATATAAAAAATCTAACTCTATTTTATAATTATTTTGACCTGATGCATATAGAGGCTTATCTTTATACTCTATTTTTAGGATAGACGTTTTCGCGATAGTTAAGTGTTGCTCTGTTCTTAAGCTATAGCTATCCTTCTCGTATATTATAGTACCTATTTTACCTAAAATATTCCACTCGTCTGGTTTGTTATCAGGCAGGGTACCAGTTAAGCCAAATTTATGAACAGTTTTAATAGATTGAACCATCTTATTAATTTTATTATTTTTCTTTAGCTTATGGCACTCGTCAATAATAACCATATCAACATCCTGTAACCAGTTATTGTCTTTGAATTGACTTTGTAATATTCCTAAATTAGCAATAATTACGTTAGCGGTTAAATCTGGCTTAATCTTACCGGTCCATCTCGTATACTTAAACAGGGCGTTATAGTCCTCAAAATCTTGAAAAGTTTGATTCACCAATCCCAAATCTGGTACTATTAATAAACATTTAAATTTACCTTTTCGCTGTAAAAAAGTACTCATTAATATCGAGCATATAGTTAAAGTCTTACCAGCACCTGTGCCCATCTTTAATATACCTCTGCCAAACTTAATAGCATTTTCACATGCTGCAATTTGATAATCTCTTAATTTATGCGTAAGGTTATCGTAAACTCTCGCGTCTTTAAGACCGGGCTTAACTATAGCTGTTATATTGGGGTCTATACGAATTTCTTCTGAAGGGTAACGTTCTTTTATATGTCTTAGTATATCGTAAAACATACCCGGGTCGAATAACCCAGTAGGGGTTATACAATATAACCTACTCGCAAAAAAACGCGCACGACCTCTCATACGAAAGCGAGCTGTTTCATCCTTCACACTAAAATGTTCGCGAATATCAGAGAAAGAATCTCCGCTCATGCGTATTTTATTACGCTCATATATAAATTCTATCATAGAGTTTCCATCTTCATAATTTCAACAATATTCTTAATGTCGAAACTGAGCGAGCTAAATGTCTTCTCAACTTTTTCTAAAAATTCAACAGCTAATTCCTGCTCATCGATTCTAGTTTGTAACTCTACCATCCTTTCATGTTGATAGGCAGTCTTTTCAGCTAGTGGTAGTGTAATTTTTACTGGCGACTGTTGAATGATCTGCTTTGCTATTTCTTTCTTTAGATTAAATCTCTCGGCTTTCAGATCTATAAGGCGCTTCTTATGATTAATGAGCTTAGTTACCCAATGATGCTTTCTACCAGGAGTTTTCATCGATACTTCTTTAATGTTAAATTCGTCGACCTTTAACTCTTCTTGTATTTCTTTTGCATATTGATCTATAATATTCACCACTCTATTATAAATACATTTATGGAAAAGACAAGTCTTTATAAGAAGTATTTTTTAGAATCTATTAACGTACGTAAAAATAGTAAAGGATTAATGGGGTCAAAAACACGTATTCATAAGGATAAGAAGAAGGAAGAATCCAAAAAGAAGGGTAGAGGTAGTGTAAAGGTAGAAGATGAAAATACAGTAGGCGGTGGTGCTTTAGGTACAGCTGCAGGCGCTGGTAATACTCAAGGAGACTTTTATGCAACAGGAGATGCTCGTATACCAAGCGCTTTAGGGGGTAAGATTCAAACAAGAAGCTTTCCAAACCTTACTATGGACCTATCTAAGAATACCGCTTTCACACAAAAGAAGAAACGTAGAAAAAATAAGAAAAAGAAGTAAGTACTTCAAATGGATACGGGTATATGGAAAGTTTACGGTGAAATACCGTCAGACGCTTTTGGATTTATATACGAGATTACTAATATTACTAATAGTAAAAAATATATTGGTAAGAAACAGATGATACGTAAAATTAGACGTCAACCTTTAAAGGGTAAGAAGCGTAAGCGTATAGATTTTGTTGAAAGCGACTGGAAAACCTACACAGGCTCATCAGATGCTCTTAATATCGATATAGCCGCCTTAGGGCTAGACCAATTTGTATTTAAAATATTAAAATTTTGCAATAGTAAATTTGAATTATCATATTTTGAAGCTAAAATGCAGTTTGAAAAGGATGTTTTATTAAGTGAAAATTATTATAATGGTATTATAAACTGTAGAATTGGTAGAGCGCCTAAGTTGTTTTTGGAACAGTACTATAATCAGGTCAATGGCTAACCTTGATCTTGGAGTTTATAACTTATCCTTAGTTAATTGCAATAGAATATTTGTAAAGTATGCTAGTGATAGTATAGTAAATGAGCTCCACAAATATGACTTATTAGAAAAAAGCTTATCAAATACGACCGTTCGTAAAATATTTTACCACTACACCATTCTTAATTTTTGCGATGCCATCCTAAAAAATAAAACAGATAAGAAAAGTGTACTGTTTTTTAACAATACTCAATTAGAAGACTGCTCTTTATTACAATTCTTTAATGAAGATGATATTATAAAGTATATTTCAGCAGTTATTAATAGAATGAAGCTTATCCTGCCCGTTAAAACATATATTAGTAGATATAGTGTACCGTATTTTAGACATTTACTAGAAAAACAGCAAGGTCGTGGTCATATGCTGTTAAACGATATTCAACAAAATACATCGAAAGACTTCACAAAGTATTCTTTCAGCAAAGCAAAGCAATTTGCTAAGAGGTATGAGCTGATATGGCTCAATCAAGAGTATTTTAACTATTTGTCAACTAAATTTCTATTGATTAAATAAATATTATTATGGATAACTATACAAAGCTAGCAAATTCTATTCTTAGAGAATCATCACCAACGTTTTCTTTAGAGATCGAAACAGAAGAAGAAGAGATTCGCTCATTAGATGGGTTTTTTAGTGATGAAGAAGCTTATGTTGAAGATGATGAAGGTTTAAAAAAATTAGGTCTCACTGATGACGATATTAATGCAGTTAATGTCGCGAAGAAGCTCGCTACTAAAGCAGGAGGTGCAGGAGCTGCCATGTTAACGCAAAATAGAATGAACGCAGCTTATGGAGATTTAATGAGAAAAGTTGCTAAAAAAGTAAGCACTGTAGCGAAGGCTATAAAATAATTTTAAAATGAAATTTCTTAAAAAAATATATGATCTTGATTTAATTAACGAAGCTGATGAAGCTCCGCCACCCCCTGGTATGGAAGCTGAAGAGCCTGCTGCAGCTGAAGCGCCTGAAGAAGTAACTACCCCGTTATCGCCTGAAGCTGAGGTAATGTATATTAGATTACTTAAAAAAGCTATGGTAATGAAATTAGATCCTGAAGATTTAGATGCTGTTGTAGGTTTAGCAGATATAAATGAATCAAATGCTAAGGCCGTTTTTGCAGATATTTTAAGAGTAATAAAAAGCTATTCATCAGAAATAGATATTGACGTATGAGCTGGAAATCATTAACAGACATCTACTTGCAGGAAGCTGCTGGTAAGAATTTACCTAAATTACCAAGACAGCAGGTAATTGGTGAGGGGTCATCTGCAGATCATAGTATTAATGATAGGAATAATATCGGTTATAAGGACCCTAAAACAAAAGAATGGGTTTTTATGAGAGCTTCCGATACATATGTTGATAATATTACAAAAGCTTCTTTAGATGTTACAGAATCTGGGTCATATTTAAAAGCTATCCATAAACACGGCGTTAAAGCAGGTGTTATCGATGCTGGAGAGTCTATTAATAGTAAAAAAGTAAGAGCACTGTATAATTACCTTGCAAAAGACTTGCCTAAAAATAGACTAAGAGAAATTATTAAAAGCTTACCCGATAAAGGCCTCCAAGGTAAGTTTATTAGCAGTTTAAATGCAGAAGGATCGTTTAATTTTTATGAAATTATTAATTCTGAATTAGGCACATCTTTTGGACCTAATGATGCTGTCGTAACGATGAGACCTGCCGGTGAAGAAAGAAAAACACGTGGTGCTGCTGGACCTGGAGAGGCTTTATTGGCGTTTCTCTTCAATGGTAAGAAGCCTGAAGTCGGTGATTTAGATCTTAATGGTGTTGGTATTGAATTAAAATATAATAAAGGACGCGTTGGGAAGGACGTTAATACAAAGCAAGTACAGTTATTTGGTTCACTGTTTTTTAACCTAGGCGCCGGCGGAAGTACAGCCGGTACTTTAACAGAAAAGGGTAAAGCGTTTATAGAGCAGAATTATGAAGGTAAGTCGTTATCTGATTTCCTCGGCGACATGAGCGGCGTAGGAATAGATTCAGCTGATGTATCAGCGCTTAATAATATCAAAGTAACTGATTGGTTCAATCAAAACAATAGAGCAGCTAGAGGCTCACTTGGCGATTCTACTTATAACACATTAATACATCTCGTCGGCGCTATTCAAATGAAGGATTACTTTAATAAGATAAAAGATTTTCAATATCTCGGCGTTTTTAATGAAAAAGGGGATATTGCCGGTTTTAAGCGAGATGTAATAACTAATTCTTCAGCTCAAGATATTGTTAGCATGCTAAAAGCCAAAGGAATATACTTTACACCGAGACTAGACAAAGAAGGGTTCTCTGTAACTTTAAGATGAAATCATTTAAACAACATCATGGCGTAATATTAGAATTCTTCGATGCAATCGATGGAGCTGTAAAGCATATCGATCATTTAGAAGAAAATATACTCAATAAAGGTAAACAGGGTGTTATAGAAGCTATTAGTCAAATAGAATCATCTATTTCTTACTTTGTAGATGAATCTGATTATAAAATCTCTACTAAATTTGATGGCGCACCTGCGATCGTTGCAGGATTAGACACAAATAATAAGTTTTTCGTAGCAAGTAAGTCAGCTTTCGCTAAGAACCCTAAGATTAACTATACTGATCAAGATATTATTGATAATCATGGTACAGGAGGGTTAACAGACAAGTTAAAATTAGCTTTACGCTATTTACCATCATTAAACCTTAAAGGTATCTATCAAATGGATTATATGTTTGATCCTCAAATGAAAGAGTATGAAACTCCTGAAAATATTGATGGTGTTAAGAACGAAAATCGATTTTTAACGTTTACACCTAATACAATTAAGTATGCTGTTACAGACAATAGCCCATATGGTAATCAGATTGCTAAATCTAAAATTGGAGTGGCTATTCATATCGAATATATGATACAGAACGGTATTTTAAAGGTTAAAAAGTATACTTCATCTCCAGACGAGTTTACACCATCAAATACTGTATTTGTTTTTAATGTACTAGCCGATAAACCAAAAAATAGTAAGTCAACTTTTAGTAAATTACTGTTAAAAGATGTACAGGTTAAGAAGAAACAGTTAATTAAGCTAGCTGACAAGGTAGATTTTAGCGCTCTAGACGATTTTACTGCAACTCTTAAAGCATATATTAATTCGGAGATAAGATCCGGAAGATTCCTAGAAGATACTGCGATATCTACTGAAGAATACGTAAATTATATCTCAAATCGCTTTGCTAAAGATATGGAAAAGCTAAAGAGTGAAAAGGGCAAAGCTAAAAAAGCAGAACAAATGAAGTCGACTCTGTCTTCTCTCAAGAAACTTAAGCCATCCATTAAGAATGCTTTTGAAATTACTAAAATTATAGCTAATTTAAAGAATAATCTTATTAAAATCTTTAATGAAATAACACAGAACGATCTATTAGGTACATATCTAGAGGAAAGTCCTAATAACTGGCAAACAACAGCGCCAGAAGGCTTTGCTCTATCGAAAGTTACGGCAGACGGTGCTCAAATTACTAAAATGGTTGATAGAGAAGAGTTTAGCCGTGCTAATTTCGGTACAGGTAAGCCAACTTCCCCCGAAACTAAAGAAGATCAGGAGTCATATATAAAAAATCCCCCTACCCGTGGAGATTTCTATGGTAAAGGTCGGTTTTCAATGACTGTCGGCGAGAAGTTTAAAAGTTTATATGATAATATCGTAAATGAAAGTGAAGATCGCGAAACTGTAGCGTTATACCCTGGAGGTTATAAGCCGCCTACAAAAGGTCACTACCATTCATTCGATTATATCTTACAAGATGCAGATAAAGGTGTTATTTTTATAGGTAAAAAAGAAAGAGACGGTATTACTGCAGAACAATCTAAGCAAATATGGGAAATCTACGCAAAAACGCTAGGTAAACCAGTTGAAGTTATAATTTCTAATGTAACTCCTGTAAAATCTGTATATGATTATGCTGATAATAATAAAGATCTTAATATTATAGTAGGTGCCGGTGATAAAGACGATGACGTTGCGAGATATTCATACTTTGAAAAGAATATAGAAACATATCCACTGGTTAGAGTGGTTAAAATACCTATTCAATCGGAAGGTATATCGGGTACTAGGACCAGAGAGTTAATTTCTCAAGATATCGATAAAGCTATCGAATATTTCGTACCTAGTTCAGTATCACCTGATGATAAGTCTAAGATTCGCGATCTTCTACGCTAGCATTTAATGCTTCGTATTCCATATAGTGGAAGACAGACGATAGATAGTCAGCTGCTTTTGTTATCTTACTAGCTGTCCAACCTTCAAGGTTATCTACATTTTCTATATGGTTAAATAATTTAACTGCGTAGTCGGCTGCTTTGAGTAATTCAGCTCTGGCCATATCAAGTTCACCGTCGTAATCAACGTCATTCTCTTCTTGATTACACTCACAATCATCTTCGCATCCGCAATCATCTTCTTGCTCATCAGTTTCGCCAGCTTGTATATATACGTGCTCTTCGTCGGATGATTGTCTTATAGGGGCTCCTGCTCCTTTTCTGAAAGGTTTTGTATTACCAATGGATGTAACTCTTACCATCGACGGTGTATTAGGACCTAGACCCATATCATCTTCTTCTGCCGCTTTCTCTTCTTCATCATTTGGATTAACGTATGTAGGGTCAGATCTATATTTTGGGCCACCTCTTCCATCAGAATCAGCATCGCCTTTTCTCAATCTACCGGCACTATCATAATGCCTACCCTTAGGCGCTTCTTTAGCTTCATTTAAATACTGGGTAAAAATTAGATTAGCTTCGTTATCCATATTATTATTTATGTGTTGTATTAAATAATTACATGAAGTTTGATGAATTGTACACTAGTCTACTTGAAGCTTTTGAAGAAGATGCGGAATATAAGGGTAGGAAAGTAACACTTAACAAGCCGACGCGTGGTGATGTAAAAAAATTTAAAGTTTACGTTAAAGATCCAAAGTCAGGTAATGTAAAAAAGGTTAACTTCGGGCACGGTGGTTCATCGGCTAAAAGAAAGACAATGAGAATACGTAAGAGTAATCCAAAAGCCCGTAAGTCCTTTAGAGCTCGCCATAAATGCGATCAAAAGAAGGATAGAACAACAGCAGGCTACTGGTCGTGCAAAAAATGGTAATTAATTATGAAAACATTCGATAAACTATACTCTTCTCTAATGGAAGGGGTCTCAAACTATATTGGTAAGAATATAGTATACGCGACTAAAGACACATCAGGTGGCGGTACAACAAGTTTTACCTCAAAGGGTAAAGTTGTCGACCATAATAAAAAGTATGACGTCATTACACTTGATAGTGGAGTAAGAATTAATACTAATTTACATTATCGTAAAGATGGTAATCTCTATCATAAAGGGGACTTTTATATTGATAGTTCTGCTGAAGATAATATATTACCAGTGTTAGGATTAGCGGCTGCAGGTGGTGCTGCAGGGGCCGTAGGTAATCACTTAATGAAAAAGGTTTTACCAAAAGATGAAGATGCACAGGATAGATGCAAAAGAAAAGCTGATAGTGTATATGGTAAAAAGACTTCGGCATATAAATCTGGTGCTATAGTCAGATGTCGTAGTGGTAAAATTTGGAAAAAGTAATAAGTCTTTATATGAAAGATAAGCTTACTGTCCTTGTCAATACTTGTGATAAATATGAATTCCTGTGGGAAGATTTTAAAAAATTATTCGATAAAAATTTTCCAGAAGAGCTAGGCTTAGATGTATATCTATTATCCCAGACAAAAGAATCGCCTTTATTTAAAAAATGCTTCACTCCAGGTCCTATAGAATTTAGCAATGCAGTCGAGTACGCTTTAAATGAGATAGATACTCCATATGTCCTATGGCTTCAAGATGATTACTTTTTAACTGATAAGCTGACGGTAGAAGAAATGCAGAGATATATCGATATATGCGGCAGATATAAAATGGATAGGTTGGGTATTTGCGAAGAATGTGGGTATTATAATACCTTTAATATACCGTATGAAAGAGATTTATTTAAATTCCACGATCAGAGTGATTATACTATATCATTACAAGCTTCTATTTTCCGAAAAGATTGGCTGCTTAATGTAATTAAAGGTAAATCATGGAGCCCCTGGCAGTTAGAGATAGACGGTACAAAAGAAATAAATGCCGGTAGTAAATCATTAAATATATACATGGTCGAAAGGTATTTCTATACCGAAGCAATGAGAAAGGGTCACCAGACCGATTTTTATAGACAATTTTTAAAGGAAAAATATGAATCAGTTTAATACAATACTAGAAGGCTTGTGGGCTAATATAAACAAAAAGAAGAAGCGGGGTAAGAAATCATCTCATAAAAATTCTAAAGCTTATAAAACAGCAGTTAAAGCTGGTAATAAGTTAGAAAAAACAAAATGAAATTTGACGATCTTTGTGAGTATTACTTAACTGAAGCTAGTGATAGCTTACACAAATGGTTTAAGCGTGGGGGCACTGACCCTAAGACTGGTAAAAAGTTTAAAGGTTGGATNAACTGTAAGACAGGCGGNCCGTGCGGTAGAAAGTCAAAAAAATCTGGAGGAAGCTACCCGGCATGTAGGCCTACTAAGGCTGCGTGTAAGAAAATAAAAGGTAAAGTTTATAAAAAAAAGAGTTCTAAGAGAGTTAATTGGAAACAAACTAAGAAATAATAAATATTGACATGGCTATTGTTCCGTTAACTAGAGATGTCAGTATGAAGACTATACGCAAGGTTATAAACCAGAAAGCGATAGTTTTAGGGCAGGTGAGGCATCGCGGTACAACGTATGACAGATACGGTGAAGATAAAGATACTGGAGAGATCACCGCCCGGTTAAAAAATATAAGTACTGCTGATGTTACATTGAATATTTATTTAACAGTAAATGGTGTTGCTCTTAGTGGTATAGCTGCCAATACCAGAACTATAAGCCCCGGGGCGAAGGCCACAGTCACATTTTCGAGTCTAGATGGTAAGCAAGGGGGTTATACTAAGAGGCATATTGTTAACGGGCCGGCGGCGAGCTACACGAGTAACTTTAACTACGATTTGACCATTAAAGAGACAAGCGGTACATTAGAGAGAACAAATATTATTGAGGATATTAATATAGGATCTTCCGGTAGTCATTACCGGTATGAGCATGCAGCTGCGTTGTTTCAATCATATCCTTTAGAGAAAATTAGTATACAAGAGGACGAGGAAGATGGTACTGTAGATATCACTTCAAATTACGACAGGAAGCAGGGAGTACAAATACCCAGTACGGTAACCGAGTCGCCTTCAAAATTAAGCTCATGGAGAGGTGCTCAGGTTATTCACGGTACCGCGGTTACAAGATCTTCGAGTAAAGGAAGGTATGGTGCGGAGAGGCATCAAGGATATATTCACGTATACCTAGATCCGGATTTTTTTAGTGACGGGCCTGTAACTATTACTCTGCCAAATGTAAAAGCTATTACAAGAACTATAAGCACAGGTTCAAGAGTATTTAAATTTAATGAGCTCCACGGGGGTAAGAGCTATACTATATATATTAAAGACGAAATAACAGGTAACGAGGTTCCACAAACATATTCAATTGGCAGTACTGGTTATGGCGGCAGTCTAACGCATAGTACCTTTTCGTTTAACGGTGAATCGCGAATGCTAGCTTTCACGATTTAATCTATATAAATAATATTATGATAGGGGATATAATTGAAGCTATTAGCGGAAAGGTAAAATTTTGTTTAACTACACCGGATAAAGAATTTTACTTCATCAGTAGTAGTGTTCATGTGAATAGTTCGGGTGATATTAAATTTACTGATGTGGTTGATAATACAACAGTATCTTTAGACGCGGAGGTTGTNAAACAATTGACAATTCTAACGTTCGGAGCAAATACTATACCGACCCTCCCTGATATCAATGCAATTAAAGATGGTGATAATAGTTTTTTTGAAACTAATAAAGAGGATCATGATATAACAAATAAAGCTTTTGATGATAAGCTTGCTAAAATAAGCGAATATACAGCTCAGTTTGGAGTCGATGGATCAATGCGAATTAAAGAATGTGTACTTGAAAATTTTACCGATGAACTAGATAAGTTAAAAATTTTAGGAGCTACGCGCGTTGTTTCTTTTAGTCATTCAACTAGTCCTGATAGGACGTATATAAGAACGCTATTTCAAGATTTAATTGACGATCGTTTAGGTAAGGCTCTGTTAGAAATTGATCAAAGTATGNAAGGTGTCGATGATGAGCAATTTAAAGCTGACGCTGAAGTTATAAAGGAAGACTTAATACAGAATGTAAACGATTACTGGGTACATATGAAGGGTGTCACTTTTGATAAGCTGTTCAACCAATGGCCAACTCTACTGAACCCGTCTCCGTTTCCTGGAAATGGATCATGATCTTATAGTTGTCGGTAACGGCGAGGATGTACTAAAGAAAAAAAACGGCTCCTTAATAGATAGTTTTAATACTGTTGTGCGCTTAGGCAGTTATGTAACTAAGGGGTACGAGGAATGTGTAGGTAGTAAAACCGATATTATATCTACTATCTACTGGAAGTTAAATATTGACAGGCTCAAGACTACAAAGGTTATTTTAAATGTACCTATTCACTACCAGGAAAACTTCACAAAGAGTGAAGAGTTTATTAGTAAAGAATATAGTAAGTACAAGCATAATATTTTATATTTGAATAAAGAAGATGATGTAAAGGGTATTGTAGATATGTATACTGAAATTATGCCGCCGTTTAACGGTATTGATGATATAAATTTTTCTTTAGGATTTAAAACCTTTTATTTTATAAAAAAGCTCTTTCCAGATAAAAAGATATATACAACCGGGTTTGATTTTTTTAAAACTGGTTGGTACTGGGATCCAAGTCATAATAGAGATGATAATAATATGCACCCGTATACATGGGAAAGACTTTGGTATGCAAGAATGAAGAGCTTGGGTAATATAAATGAAATCTAGCTATATAATATCTGTAAAAAGTTCCGGACTTTGCTTTAATATTATGAGGCTTATTATTTTAACAAAATTAGCTAATGATTTTGGCCGCAAATTAATATTTTTAACCAAACCAGATCATATACCTATTTTAAAAAAATTTAATAGTGAGTGTAACTTTATACCGTATATTGAAGGCCACACGGATCAGTTTAATAACTTTACTAGAAATAAAAACATACATATTGTATACGATTTAAAATATATGCGATTTTTAAAATCCAATTATTTAAATAAAATTTTAGGTGATTTAAATATTAGTAAATTTACATACATTAATGGGTGTATGCATGATATAACCGATATACCGAATAAGCATATTATCGTAGATTATAATGACGGGCAGTTTGATAGTAAGATTATAAACTCTATCGATATACCGTATATTAAAATTGATAAGAATTTAATAAAATATCCGAGTGATATGTTAACTATTAACATTAAAATAAACGATCCCAGTAATACTAGAATTTATAATTTATGGGACGAAATAATTCCCAAATTACAGGAAGATTATAAGAAGGATATTTTACTAATTTCAGGAAATAATGATATAAAGCAGTATCTCGGTGAAAAGTACAATTGTATTTTCGAAAATCTAGATACCGAGACTAACTTCTCCAACGTTAGAGGTAATGATATTGTTAGAGGAAAAGCAGATACAATTTACGGTGATTTAATAACATGCGCACATACACATTTTATATCTTTTACAAACCTAAGAGAAAATTATATTAATATTTTACAACGTTATAGCGATTTAAACTTTGTTTTTCAAAAAGAAGAAAAGTTTGATATACTGGTTGAATATATGCGTAATCGCTTCTCTATTCAGGTACCTTAAACTCAGTTTTAAACGTGCAGTAGTTTACCATTACAGCGCGTCTTCGTGCCTTTATATCAACTGATTCTAGCCCATGCCACGTATCATTACTAGGGTAAAAGTAAAACCCTTGATTATTAATATAAGGCACGGTCTTAACATACTGTTTATTCTTATCATATAGAGCTGTACCAATACTTTCAGACTCTTCAGTATTATTAAGGTAAACTATAAAGCTCATTATCTTTTCGCTTATGTCGACGTGAGGCTCGAGCCAAGACTTTTCACTATCTTCTATAAGTTCGATACGTAAATAGTTACCTCGTATCTTAACGTTAGATTCTTCTTCAAACATATTTATTACCTCGTCTCTTAAGAAGAAGTCTACTGTTCTATTTAAAACAGAGCTACTCCACATATTTTTTTTATCGACAAAAAATCTATTATTATTTGTAGTGCGCGCGCCATCGAGAGAAGCTGTATTTTTGCTCAGCTTAATTCTATCAATATCAGCTAACTCCTTTTCGCAGAAAAACTCAGTAAACGTATAATGTTCAAAGGGGTCACTGCTGAGTTGCTTGTTTCTAAACTTCATTATTATTATTATAGATTATACTTATATACTTATCAAGATATTTTTCTATATCGCATTTATTCTGATGCGATGTGACTATAGTTTTATCTCTCATCATATTTTCAATATAATTTTCATATCCCTGTAATTTCATTATTATAAAAACAAATAACGGCGATAATACGTTATTACGGTTACAGGTGAACAAAATATTATCAGTAGACTTACTTAACTCTAATAAGAATTCTCTATTTTGCAAAACAATATTGTCTCTTAATATAAATCTAGATTTGACTTCTCTCTCTGTTCTATCTACCGGTGCAATTTTTTTTATTCTACGAAGTTCATAATTATCAAAAAGATCTAAGGCTTTAATTTTATTGCACACGAATGAAAGTCTATGCATGGGTGTTAGCTGATTACACTCTGTTAAATTTACAACATATTTTATATTATTGTTATAAAAATCGCTAAGTTCTGCCTCAATACTTGAATCGAGGCTTTCAAATGTATCTATATATAGATTATTAAAAATTTTTTTCATTTGATAAATGTGATATTATTAATAATTACTTAGGTGATAGCAGATGATAAGCAAGATATTATTGATTTGAGAAAGCGTCAAATCGCGGAAGATATCGAAAAGACGCCAATGAAAGCGTTGCAGAGTATTACAATTAACCCTACTGAGCTTTGCAATAGGACATGTCACTTTTGCCCGCGAAGCGACCCAAAGGTTTATCCTAATCAAAATCTACATATTACAGAAGATACTATTCGAAAATTAAGTTCAGAGCTTAAGTTGAATAATTACTCAAACCGAGTTGGATGGTCGGGTAATGGCGAGCCTTTATTAACGAAGAATTTCTATAAATTAGTTAAAATATTGAGCAGCGAAAATCCTCAACTAAGGGTGCATGAGATCAATACTAATGGTGATAAAATAAAGGAGGGTATAATTGAAAAAATATATGACGCCGGTATTAACCATATAGTTGTTAGCCTGTATGACGGGGATGAACAGTTAGAGAAATTCAGCAAAATGTTTGAAGGGTACGATTCAGACAGCTTTACTCTGCGGAAGAGCTATTACCACTCTGATAACTTTTCTGGATTTACTAACAGAGCTGGTGCAGTAAAGGTAAACACAGATTTATTAAAAGATAATATTAAAAATAAATGCTTTTTACCATTCTATAAGCTTTTTATCGACTGGAATGGAGATCAAATTTTATGCTGCGAGGATTGGTTTAAATTATCTAAAAATAAACTAAACATAAACACTCATTCGCTGAAAGAGATATGGGAATCAGCATTTCTAAATAATTATAGATCTCATTTAGAAAAAGGTAAAAGAGATTTAGCGGTGTGTAATAAATGTAATATACATGGCGAAAAAGTAGGAGAACAATATACAAAATATTATAAATTATGATTTATTTTGCGCAAGCTATTAGGGAAAGAAGAACATATACAGATTTTATGATCGGGTTAATAATGCTTACTCAGTATTACAGTCAGCATAAAAAGACCTTTTATATAAAACCTGATATATCAAACGTCTTTAAAAATAAAGAGTGTGTGTTTCATAATATTGAAGATAATAATTCGTATAAACTTCTCAGAGATTTAAGACTAAAAGCAGTTAAGGGTATACGAGAAGATCCAATGCATCGCGACGATACTTATCTTAAAAAATTATTTATTGAGAGAATATCAAAGGATACAGGTATTAATGATATGTATATGAACGGGCTCGTTAGAGGTAAAAATTTTTTACTAGATAACACTGTTAAGTTCTATTACCTACAGAAGCATAATGCCGGAAAGTTACACTACGAAGATAATACTAATAAGTCGAAGAACGAAAATAGCATCGGCTTAGTGAATGTAGATACCCAAAATACAGGTAATACATTAGATAAGTTTACTGCAGATAAGTATTTTATTAATTTACCTACTTTTAGAATTAAGAATGACGAAGATATAAAAATGTTAGATATATTTTGTAGTTTCTTAATAAATGAGACGCAATATAAAAAATTAATATTAATTAGCGGTAGTAATACTTATAAAGAGCATTTCTGTAATAAGTTTGATATAGAAACCACTCATTTATATGATGATGGTTTTAGTAGCGAGAAGTTAGGATTTAGAAAGACCGAAGCGGGCTTTACTAGTAAAGATAAAGGTTCGCTAGCTAGCTTATTAACAGATTGTAGGTATATACAGAATTCACCTGCGGGTTATATAGATTTTATGCAGGTATATAATACCTATAGAGATGAATTATTTAAATACGGCATGGATAAGTTTAGCCATTCTTACTATGATACTTTTATAACAAGAAATAAAAGTCAAGCTATCGATATTATAGGCCGAGAGTTAAAACAAAATACAGTTTTTTATTAATAATTTAACCACGTATTAGCGTAATCGCAATCTTTATACTCCGGCAACCAAGGGCCCCCTTCAGTATAGTGCAGAGCCATTGGCTCCCCGTCCTGAGGCTCTTTGTACCAATCAACCAACCAGTTCCATTGTAGCGGTATAGACCCAATCTCTGCATCTTCTAACCATTTAAATCTATGCAAGAATGCACCTGATTGATTATTGATTGTAAGCGGGTTTAAAGTCTTATTCTTTGGGTGTTCATTATTAAAAATCATTAAACTACTCCAGTTCTTACGAGGCCAAGATGTTTGAGGCTTACCGTCCATTTTTTGCAAATTAGTTGGATTATATTCATGCTTACAGCATTGTATAGCATACTTCGGGTTATATAAATCTAATAACCTATCTATAGATTCAAGAAAAAGAAAATCTCCGTCGAGGAATACACTTATACCCTTATAATCGCTTTGATAAGGTACAAAAAATCTAGCAAATGCAAACTGCGTAGATTCATATGGGTCTTTTTTTCTACCATAACCTTCAACTGTATTGTAGTTTATAGGTTGAATATCAAGCTCATACCTATTATTTTTATCCAGTATGCTCTTTATACACTTGTCATACGCAATTTTATGAGGATCGTCTAGACCTACAAATATTTTAATCTTCTTTTCCATAATAATCTTTAAATAGTTTAAATGAATCTGCACCGTATACTTGACCNTGTACTTCACAATCAGTACAGGGAGATTTACCTTTTCTACCGTTTAGTATATGGTGTTGTCTCATTGTTTTAGCTGCTTCTGATAGCCATATATCTTTGAGACTATTTTTATGTATATTCCCGAACTTTATATCCTTTCTCCAGTTATGTGTACATAATAGAACGTCTCCGTTCCAGTCTATAAAAGATGAATTAAAAGACATATAACAAGGTCTGATTGGCACCTCTCTATCGTTCAATTTCATCATTCCGACCCGGTTACTAATACCCGACATACCATACTCTTCTTCTGGACCGTACCAGAATCTCTTAATAACATATTGATCAGGGGTTACATTGCATCGCTCAAATTGTTCTAAGAATCTTTCTTCCTGCTCCGGGCCGTCATACAAGCTCATCTTAAGCAGATTAAGACCGTTATCAAATAATTTCTTGAGAGTATCATCTTTTAATAAGTCACCATTAGTAGTAATAGAAATATTATTATTATATTGTAGCTTATCTCTAAAAGTCTTTACAATATCGAATATTTTTTTATTCGCTAGTGGTTCACTAAACCCTGCAAATACGACTTGGTTCTTATATTCAAATTCAGCTAGATCATTAGCTAGTTTTTCACACGTTTCTAACGACATATGCAGGTTCCTATTAGGATATATGTTCTTATCAACTCTAGGACAAAAAACACACTTACGTGTACATATTTCAGTTACATTAACATCAATAATCTGTAACGCAGACATAATATTATCTTCCTCTATTACAAAGGTATCAAAAATATTTTTACGAAACTCAATAAACTCGTTAGTTGGTTTATTATCCATCATATATATTTTAATATATTATATTTGATTTTCAAGGTAACTTGCTATCGAATATAGGGCTTATAAATATAATTCTTATGGAAGATATTAAATTAAACATTGAAAAACTAGCTGAAAATCATGGACATTTTTCTACCGACGTGGAAAATTTCCTCGAAAAGGGTAATAAGTCCGCTGCCACTCGTGCACGGAAAGCATTGTTGGAAATCTCTAAACTCTGTAAAGATATAAGAAAGCAAATTCAAGAGATTAAGAACAGTGGGGGAGCATAAATAATAATGTGATTACCTTTAAAAAATTCTTTGAGTCTAATAAACCTCTCGGTTTAATAGAAACTATAACATTTGAAGAATTAGGTCCCATTGAAGCTAAAGTTGATAGCGGCAATGGGGCTTATAATGTCTTACATGGTATAAATTTACAATACAGTGGTGNACCTGGTGATCACGAAGGTAAGTCTCATGTAACTTTTGAAACTATAGATAATAAGAGTTTAAGTATGCAGGTAGTCGAGTTTATAGATATTAATATCGGCTCAGGTAACATCGAAGAGAGACCGGTTGTAGAATTTGATATTGAAATCGGTGACGAAACTTACCCTAAAACTAAATTCTCAATCGGAGATAGAGAAGATAACGATTATAAGATATTGGTAGGCAAAGATTTTATCGAACAACTCGGCGGTATAATTGACGTCAGCGCTGAGGGTAACTTAGATTAATATATCTAGTTCACCCAAAGAATGTACTGGATATAATCACACCGGTACCGCATCCTAAGCTGCAGCCAATACTGTACTGAAGTTTTTCTTTAAGCGTACCGTTTGCAACCCCTGTAACGCTGTAGCACCAAACAATACCGATGAGGAAAGAAAATATTATACTACTCAATATTCTACCGGTAGCAATATTGTATGTATTCATGCTTAATAAAAGCAATTGTATATAAGAATAAAGTACAATTTTCATACGTTACCGTAATCCAGTTGACTCGAATACGTCTCTCGCTACTCCAGCGGAGAAGCCTCCTTCAACTCCTTTAACTATAACTGATATGGCATTATGACTATGAAGACTCTCATTATGAGAAGCTACAATCTTAAAGTCCTTAATACGAGACTCACTACTAAGCTTTTCATACATTAAACGTACCGCATCTTCAACAAACTTTAGATTAGAACCGTTAAGTTCAGCAAACGCTTGCTCATCTTCTCTCTTAACCATAACTTGAGTCTCAGTTTGTAAAGCAGATAAACATAATTCTTGTATATCTTCTACCCAAAGCATATCATCAAACTTAACACTAACTCTTGCAACACTACGTTGACTATGAGGTACAGTAGCACGATTACGATACTTTTCAGCATGCTCACTTAATTCAAAACTACAAGGACATGCAGATGAGTATACAAAATCAAAGTGAATATACTTCTTAAATTCACCATCTTTAGTAAGATCGCCTTCAAATACTACATCATAATATTGATAGCCTTCTAAACCACTACGTAAGCTAGTTTGCTTAATAGGGTATGAAATCTTAAGCATAATTCTCGAGTCAAATACCTTTAGATTTTCTCTATATGATTCTAGTACATCTTTAATATTATCAATACTAAATAGATCATCCTTATGATCATAAAAACTTCTCATAATACGAGACATATTAATACCCTTCTTATGGGCCTCTAGGCTAACACTACCGGTTACACTAGTTTCGAGATTAATAGTTTTACCATCTCTCTTCTTATATGTAAGAGGTAACTTAAAATTATGTATACCTACTTGTTGAATAGGTACTGCGGCACCTTGAATTAAACTAGATGGCCCGTTCTGTAAATCAGGTAATGATGAAATATACTTTCTATCAGCTTTAACCTTTTCATCATATACTCTAATAGGAGGAAAATAGCTCTTACTATACTCTTCACCCATTATCTCTTTTGCAATAAGATCTTTCTCACCGGTAAGCTCACTTTCACTTATATCATCACCTAACCATTCATAATTATTATCTTTATCTGACATACACTTATTATATAGTATACTCTACATTAATCAATAAATAATAGTATAATATGGGAAATTTTCTTAAAACCATCAATGAAGCTATACCCACGGGGCAAGGTCCTGCAGCAGGTAAAATTGAAACTGGCAAAGGTTTAACAGCTAGTCAACCTGCAGGTGCAGTTAAGAAGGGCGGTTTTTTAAACAAGGTCGCTAGCGTTGCACAAAAATCTGCCAACTTTATTCAAAAAGGTGCTGAGGTTGCAAGAGGTAAGTGGGATATTAATAGCGTCTTACAGGGTATATTAGATAAGCAGTTGGATAGCAGTACTAGTAAGGTTGGTTCGTTCGGTAAGTCTAACTTTAATAAAATAAAACTAGGTGATGATATTGTTAAAAAAATAAATGCATATGGGCAGGATGTAGAAGAGACACCGGCAGTAGAATCTAATGAATCATTTAATAAGGTATTTTTATCTACAATAAATGAAGCTATGGCAGCAATGCATACAAATACAGATGAAAAGGGTAAGTTTAAATCAATTGGTAAAGCTTCAAAAAATGCCCAAGTATGGGAAGTTTTAAAGAGCGCTTTAGATATACAAACAGAATTTAAGCTCAAGGATCCAGAAACAGGCAAATCTCAAGTCGATCGACGGGTTGTATGGATTAGTAAAGGTGTACCTGCTTTTTTAAAGGCAATTAAAGAATTATATCCAGATATACCCTTTACATACGAAGGCCATGATACAGAAGAAGGTTTATCTGCTGTTGATACCGCAAAAGAACAAGAAGAAGAATTTAACTTCGAAGATACTACTAAGCCGGAATGGATTGCAAGCTTAAGCGAAGAGCAGGCAGAAGAAATTGTTAGGGGGTTGGTTGATATATACCCAGGGGACCGTATTAAGTTTGATGAGCCGAGTGATACTGATAATGATGAACCTACAGGTACTGAAGATGAAAAACCAACTGGCCCTGTTGCGCAATTAACTGTTGAAAATGCTATTTTTGAATTAGCTGGTAGGACTAGTTTCGGTGAAAAGGGTGTACAATTTACTCTTAAACCTATTAGTACGGATATTATTGATATCCTTAAGGATCGTGACATAAAATACCTTACATACTTGTTGCAATCTAAAGATAATGAGTTTAAAACTGCTGAAGGTAATAGTGGTATAATATATGCGTATGATGAAAGTAATCAGCCTATAAACGAAATAACAACTGAAGGGGTTAATTTTCAATGGACCGGTCAAGAGAAGTTATACACATTAAGCAGTGATAACAAACAATTAATGGGTGTTAAATATAGCGAAGGTCAATACCCTATTAACAAATCGGATGTCAAGCCGTTATCTGACGGTAAGAATATTCTTATGAGACCTGATGAAAAGTCTGGCTATATGAAATTTGAAATACTGCAGGACTTACCAACCACGAAACAGTTTTTGATTAATTATAAAAAGGGTACTGCAGCAACACCGGAAGAAATTAAAGAAGCTGATGCATTCGCAGATCCATCACCGGTACAAAAAGCATAACCGGAACAAAAAACGCGTTGATGATTACCTCTTCCCTTCTATCTAAAGATATTTTAATATAGTGAAAATAAAAATCAACTATTAAGTTGAAAATAGTTAACTATATGTTATAATAATAGTATGAGATATGTATCAACAAAAATTATACCGATGGGTAGTACAGCCTTTCGTCAGTGGAGAGCAGATAGTCATTGCAAGTTAATTCATGGTTATCGTTTACAATGTAAGTTATGGTTTACAGCAGATGAATTAGATCATAAGAATTGGATCTATGATTTTGGAGGCTGTAAAGAGATTAAAAATCTTCTCGAGAAGCAATATGATCATACGACTGTAGTAGCTGCTGATGATCCAGAGTTAGATACATTTAAGTTAATGTCTGATAAGGGTATGGTTGATTTACGTATTGCTGATAAAGGTGTTGGTATTGAAAGAACAGCTGAATGGGTATACGAAAATGCAAATAAGCTTGTTCTGGAACAAACTAATAATCGTGTAAGAGTTATTAAGGTAGAAGTATGGGAGCATGAAGGTAATAGTGCTATATATGAAGAATTAGTAAATACTATTAAAGACGAAGGACATATACCAGTTGACGATTCCCAACAAAGTTTATTTGATTTAAAAGAAGAAGAAATTGAGGCATCCGCTATCGAAAATGATGAAGTAAAGAATGAGACGGTGGTAAATGATATGGGTCAAATACCTACTCCGCTATACGCGAAGAAAACTAGTAATTCTTTTTCAGATCCATTCGCTGGTACCTCTTGGGGTAACTCATAATGGATTTAGGGGATATATACCAGAATAATATTAATAAAGGTTCAATTGGAAACGGGGGTATGTCAGGTGGCATGCCCTCTTCTCGTGAAAGAGATCCAAGTCAGGTAAAGCTCGAGCAAGATGTATTTGCAAAAATGCAAGATGCATTACCTAAGGAAGCAACCCCGCAGATTAGACCACCTACCAATAACGACATACAACCTGTTAACATTGAACAGGCTATGAGAGAGTTACTTGATAGTACTGAGTCGATCGACAATAAATCTTAAAACTTCACTACGTACTATATCATCACTAGTAAAATTAAATGTCTCTATCCCCCATTCATCTGAACCCGGTGTGCTGAAAGCTTTACATATTCTTTTAAACCCACTCTTAACGCCAATATCAGCTTGATAAGTATCCCCGACAACAACATATTTACTATCGACACCAAAGCGTGTTAAAATTGTCGTTAGTTCCGAGGTAGTCATATTTTGCGCTTCGTCAATAATAACACAGGAATTCTTAAACGTTAACCCTCTTGTAAAATTAACAGGTATACACTTAATATAACCTTTTGACATTAAATTATTACCAACACCGCCTGAGAGTACCTCTTCTAACTTATCAATAAGTGGCATTGACCAAGGGGCGAACTTTTCTTCCAACTCCCCGGGCAAAGCACCCATACTTCTTGAAGCACTCTCAACAATAGATCTTATATAAATTATACTATCAACTTGCCTGCGTTGTAATAATTTTAGGGCAGCTAAGACAGCTATATATGTTTTGGCCGTTCCCGCGGGCCCGTCAACCATACACATTCGCGTATCTTGCTGCAGCATTTTTTTCATTAAACCTACCTGTGTAGGTGTTAATTGATAGTTTTCTTTTATCTTGAAGTCTAAATCCCAATCAGCTGGATTATCAACCGTTTTTTCGAAAGCAATATCCTCTATGGGAGCCTGCCTCCGAACCGCCTTAACTCTTTTACGAGTAGTAGTTCTTTTCGACATATACAAATATTTAGCAATTATTAGTGGGTGCTAATATAGTCAGAAAGTATCATAAAAATGATTAAATATAGTACTATGTGTTGATAATAATACGGAACTATATTATAATTGTTATATGAGTAGCGATATTTTATCTTTAAGTGATGATCATGTATTTTATACCGTAGAAGGTGAGGGAAAATATATTGGTTGGCCTTCAGTCTTTATGAGACTTGCAATGTGTAATTTAACTTGTCAGGGATTTGCGTCTCCAGATTCACCTCATGGTTGTGATTCATTCGTATCATGGTCTATTAAAAATCGATATACATATGATCAGCTTAATGATTTCTATGAAGAAAATGGCTTTGATAAAGAGTTAAAGAGGGGGGCATTATTGAAAATTACTGGAGGTGAACCTTTATTGCAGCAAAAAAGATTATTATTATGGATGGATACGTTTGTTGAAAGATTTGGATTTATACCTAAAATAGATTTTGAATCTAATAGTACTCTCAAACCCATGGATAGATGGTATGATGATTTTAATGCTGATTTTACTTTATCTCCTAAGATGAGTAATAATGGTGACCCTGAAAAGCGTAGATATAAACCTGATGTTATAGCTCATCATAATAGTCATAATGAATGCTTTAAGTTTGTTATTAATAATGAGGCGGATGAAAAGGAACTATTTGAAAAATATATTGATAACGGTCTAGTTAATCCAGATAATGTATGGTTAATGCCTTGCGCTGGTAGTAGAGAAGAGCATACAGCTAAGTCAGCCATGGTAGCTGAGTTGTGTAAGAAACATAACTTTAAATTTAGCCCAAGATTGCAGTTAGTTATATGGGATATGGCCTTGAAGGTTTAAGTTAATGCGCTAAATATTTTTATATGAGCGAACTAATTTGTAATTTACCTAACGCGAAAGTTTATGTAAGGAAAGAATATTTACATGACGGTGAGGAAGGTCATGGTGAATTTGTAGAAGGTCATTGGGTTAGTGCTAAATCACTGCCTGGTAGAGCATTCTATTTTGAAACGTACTTACCGGAGTATGGAGCTCTTTTTGATAAACTACCAATATCAGCATTTGTTTCCTCACCAGAAACGCCTGATCCAGATTTACCTTTACAAGATTTACAATTTTGGAATTGCATGGATTATGGTGTCGTTGCAATATATAAGCAGTTTATAGGTTCGATGGATTTTGAAGTTTTTACAAGAAGCCATCAGGTTGTTAAGGGTACGTATATGTTTACTCTAGACAATTATCACCCAGACCCAGACCGCGTTGACTATTCTACAGCGGAGGTACCAGATGAACATAAATCATTTAACTGTATAGAATTGGAAAATGGTCAATATGCGTTATACCCAAATAACAGAATGAGAGTTTATGATAATTCTTTAACTCCACAAAAACCTAAGATGCCAGATTTTAAAGTTAGTACAAAATATTATCAAGTAGAAAGCGGGTACGAATACCGGTTAGGGGATACGGATGAATACTTCTGGAAAACCAAAGAAGGTGTAACTAAATAATATTCTTATGATCATTAATATAATTATATTCGTCGCCGGATTCATCGTCGGTGCGCTCGTAGCGAGAAACAATCAAGATGAAGTTAATAAAGTAGTAGAAGAAGCAAAAGAGCTTGCAGCAAAGGCAGAAGCCGAACTAAAAGAACTTAAAGCTAAACAAAAGAAGCCAGTTCGTAAAACTAAGAAGCCTACAACTAAGAAGTAGGTTCTGTTTTATCTTTATTATCAAGGCTCTTTTTTAAGAGCCTTTTTTTATAGATACTTTAAAGCGATATAGTTGATCATCAGATGTAAAGTATTATCTGATATGATCAATAACCACGTCGATAGCCAAACCGGGACATCTTTATGGTAACCGTTAGTTTCGCAATCCTTCCACGAAGGCCAGTATTTGCAAGGAGCTATTTTAGTCTTTGCAAAAGCTACATATTTTGCTACTCCAAATCTATCGATTAAAAAGTGAGTAAAAAATATTGTAAACCAGGCAGCAAAAGAGGGTTGTAATAGTAGAAAGGGTAAACTGTATACTAATGCATGAGTTGCTGCAGCTCTATTGTTTTTAATTTTATGGAGAGCCATCCAATCGCTCTGTAACAAGTAGTCGCCTGTTAAATGTAATATTAATTGTTCCATGCTGAGTTACTATTTATGCTCTAATATTTACTTACCTAAAATCCGTAATCAACTATGTTCAAACATAAATATTTATATGAGCGGGTTTATAAGATTTTTAACTGAAGTTGGGTTTCCTATTGCAGGTGCCTTAGCATCGGGGGTATTTGTTTTTATTATTCTTAAATTTATACTCAACGGAGTTAAAGGCTCTGTGGCTGGTCTCGGTGGCATGATAAGTAGTCTACAAAATAGGGTAGATGTAATGACAAATGAAATTGTTAAGATTGATACTCTTATATCTCATGCATTTAACGTAGAGCCAAACTTAGATAGGATAGCAGCTTCCGAGGGTAAAGAAGATGCGAGGAAAGATTAATGAATGACCAAACAATAGATCACTTTTCAAAGCTCGTACAAGATTTTGGCTTCCCTATAATTGCAGCCATCGGACTGGGCTATTTTGTATATTATATCTGGCAATGGGTTACGAAGGATATATCGCCAACAATTGGCGAATCCAAGAAAACTTTAATTGGATTAATAGATAAAGTTAGAATGTTAGATAACGATATGATTCGTTTGAATATAAAGCTTAAGATGATTCTTCAAGAAAAAGAGAGAAGGCAAATACTCGAAGACGAGTATAAAAGAAAAGAAGACGCGCTGTTGAAAAAAATTAAAAAGTAGATAAGTAGTTTGTATGAAAAAAGTACTGCTCTTTGTTATTTTACCGATAACTTTACTCGGGAATGAGCTCAAATTTCAATTTAAGTCTCCGACATTTACCGGTATTGGATATTCAAGCCATATTTTGAATATAGAAAATATCTCCTTCACAAGAAAAACAAATATTACTGAAGAAGCTGAAGCGCTAGCTCTAAGATTATCATTATCAGAATCACGAAAACCTGAAAATGTCTTTATGACTAATTTACAGTCACGAATTTATTCTGAACTGACAAAACAAATTACAGAACAATTATTCTCCGAATCAGGAGCAACCGGTACATTTACATTAGAGGATAGTACTATAACCTGGTCGCAAGATTCAGATAATATCTCACTAGAAGTTTTTGATATTTTAACAGGCAGTACGACAACAATTTTAATACCGGTTGGTTCGCTATATATACCAACTCCATAATATGAAAGTTTTATTAGTTTTATCAGTTTTATTTGCTTCTGGCTGCGCTACTATGCCGGTTAGAAACGTGCCGCAAGTTGAGGATATACGAAGATATTCAATTGAAAACGGTAATTTTATTTGGCAAAACCATGAATACCCTAAATTAGTAAAGGGCCCTGTTTTTGTTGCGCCTTATTCTTTTGCAGATCATACAGGTCAGCGGAAGGAAGGAGACGCCTTTGCAAGCTTCTCTTCCGCAGTAACTCAAGGCGGGTACGCTTGGCTAGTTGAAGAGTTAATTAACGCTGGTAACGGTCAATGGTTTAGTGTATTAGAGAGAGAAAATATACAAAATGTATTGACTGAAAGAAATCTAATTAAAAGCACAAGACAAAGCTTCTCAGATGAAAAACTGCCAGATGTTAAGCCCATGCTTTATGCGGGTCTAATTATTGAAGGCGGGATTATATCGTTCGAAAGTAATTTCGTTACAGGAGGTGCAGGTCTATTTCATAAAGGTATAGGTATAGGGAAGCAATATAGAAAAGACGTTGTTACCGTATCCCTTCGCATGATTAATTCGCAGACTGGTCAAGTATTAATGTCAACGACGGTTTCTAAAACTATACTAAGTATAGGAGCACATTCAACATATTTTCATTATATCGACCTGGATACCGACCCTCAGTTAATCGAAGCAGAGTTTGGTGTATCAAATAACGAAAGAAGTTCAATAGCTGTTAGATGTGCAATTGCCGCTGCAATAGTAGATTTAATTAATCAAGGTCATGAAAAAGGATTATGGGAGTTAGACATAACTGATGATCACAAGGTTAGCAGTAATGTGAATCTGTTGGATAATGATAATTATCTTATAAAAGTAGATAAATAATTATATGAAACAAATAACACTACTTACACTCTTATTCGCTTCATTATTGCACGCTGATAATGAAATTTACATTGATCAGATCGGCAGTACTGGTAATTATACGTTAACACAAATTGGTGACGGTAATCAAATCGGTTCAAGTGATGATATTGCCTATATTAATGGTGATAATAATATTTTTGCAATTACTCAGCTAGGTAATTCAAATGCTATTATCTGGGATACAGCAGGGGACGAGACATTAGTAGATATTTATACTCAAGGCGATTACAACTTACTCGACGTATATATCAATGGTGATAAGAACGACTTAGATATTAATCTTCTAGGTGACAGTAACTCGCTTATGATTGAAGGTTATATCGATGGCAACGCAGCCTTAATTTCAAACCAAGACTTTGATCTTAATGTTTATGGAGCTGGTAACGCGTTTGATTTCAGCCTCAACGACACCACATTCTCGAAGGTTGATTATAATGTAATGGGTGGATTTAATACTGTAACATCAATTCAAGAAGGTAACCCAGGTGGTATCGGGCATATACAAATAGTTGATATTGCCGGTGGTAATAACTCAATAGATATACACCAATCAGGTCTTAATTCACAGGTATTTGAATTAACTCATATTGGTAGCGATGCAACATTTACAGTTATCCAATCAGATGGTTATTATAACACAGCAGATATTACAGCGCCTATTAACCCAATGGGTAATGGCGGTACAATTATTACTCCTTAATTTATTATTAGTTAATTTATGTTTCGGTTCAATTGGTAAGGTAAGTTACCAGTCACAGCCAGCGCAGATTACAAGAAGTAGTGAAAAGATATTAACTGAAAAAGGTACTTTAATAGAAATGAACGACGTTGTTGAGACACTCAATGGCGTCGTTCATTTAGTGTTTGATGACAATACTAAGGTAAAGATTAAAGAGTATAGTGAACTAGTTATAGATGATTTTGTTTATGAACCTAAAACTAAAAAGGGTAAGCTTAGTTTAAAAGCCTCTCTAGGTAATATTAGATATACATCTGGTTTAATAGCTAATAAGGAAAATATAAAAATTAATACCCCCACTGCTTCAGTTTCAGTTAGAGGTACCGATTTCAATGTAACAGTTGCAGAGTCAGGTAAAAGCTCTTTTACTCTTCTACCGTCGACTGATTTAACCGGTAATTCCTATACTGGGCAGATCGAGGTTAGTAATATATCCGGAAGCGTTCTCCTAACTATACCTTTTGAAAATACTGTTGTTGCGAGCATGGTATCGCCTCCCACCCCGCCAGTAGTTCTATCTCGAACAACTATAAGCAGGATAGAAAAGCAAGAGAAAAAGGATAAGCAGAATGAAGATGACGGTGAGGATGAGGGGAAAGATGAAGGCGAAGATAATGATGAGCCGGATGCAGAGCCTGAGCCAGAAGCAGATGGGCAGTCGGATATAGAAGAAAATATTAATGAAGAAGAGCTTGTAGAGAGAGAGGAAGAGATAATTAAGATCGACGAAATTATAGTAACTAGAGAAGATGCTGGTTCAATCTTCACCGAGATAGATAATAAAATATATTTTATAGCTGACGAAAATCAAAATAAAGTTAGCGTATCTTTCGATTCATCCGCGTCCGTAACTGTAAACTACGAAAATCAAGGCAATATTATATCAGGTAGCCATAACAGCGGTGGACAAGTAATTATAAATATTAATCAACAATGAAACTAAACAAATTTAAACCATTCCTATACTGTGCAGTAGCGGCAATCTTATTTTCTGCGCTAAGAATATACGACCCGTACCCTGTTGAAATTTTAAGACTAAAAGGTCTAGACTATTATCAAAAAACACAGAATATTAGACAGTCTGAGCTCTTTACAATAGTAGAGTTAGATGAGGCTAGCCTAGAGAAGCACGGTCAATGGCCATGGCACAGAGGAATACTTTCCCATTATATAGAAAAGGCTTATATGAATGGAGCTGCTCTCGTTGTAGTACCTATATTATTTGCAGAAGAAGACAGGCTAGGTGGAGACAATATATTTGCAGATACATTATACAACTACCCAGTAGTTACAGCTCAATCAGCAGCTATACAGGGTAAAGGTGAGCTCTTATCTCAAAAAATAACTGCTATAGGTTCAGTTGAGCTAACAGATTGGTTGTATGACTACCCAAATGGTATAGGGCCGATCGATAGCGTTGGTCTTAACGCACGAGGTATAGGTATGACCGTTACCGCTCCGGAGCTCGATGGTGTTGTACGTCGTATGCCTTTAATGATACAAGTTAAAGGAGAGGTATACCCGACATTACCGCTTGAGGTATTAAGAGTTCTAGTCGGAGATACATCCTATCAAGTAAAGACAGACCAAGCAGGGGTTGAAGCTATTAGATTAAAAAACGTAGGTACATTCGAAACAGATGAAAATGCGAGGGTTTGGATAAACTACGATACAGAGTTTGATAAAATATCGGTCGTTGACGAAGATTGGTCAAAGGTTCGAGATAGAATAACAGTTATAGCGCTAACAGCCGAAGGTCTATCTAATTCAGTAGCTACCCCAATTAAAGTTAGTAACGGTCATGAGCTTAACATGCAGGTTATCGAAACTCTTGCTAATGATAATATACTTAGTAGACCCGTTGAAGCAACTCTATATGAAATAGCCTTTACATTAGCACTGAGCTTAGTGTTGACGCTATGTGCTCTTAATTTTCTATGGGTTATTAACGCAATACTAATAAGTGCTGTAACTATTACTTTACCGATATACGGGTTTTGGTTATTTAGTAAGCATAATCTTTTAATAGATTTTACTTTTCCTGTTTATAGTTCCTTTATTATATTTACTATAGCAATATTTCTTAGATTTATACATGAATATAAGGGTAAGATGTTAATTAAGAAACAATTTGAGCATTATCTAGCTCCTGAAATAGTTAAGAAGCTACAAAAGAACCCTAATATGCTGAAACTTGGCGGTGATACGCAAGACTTAACTATATTGTTTTCTGATATAAGAGGGTTTACTACAATCAGTGAACAGTTTAAAGATAACCCCCAAGGTTTAACTTATCTTATTAACCGTTATCTAACTCCAATGACTCGTATAGTAATGGAATCAGGTGGCACTATAGACAAATATATCGGTGATGCATTAATGGCGTTTTGGAATGCACCTCTGCCCGAAGATCAATTATCTCACCGGGTAAGAGCGATCGAAGTTGCAATAAAAATGCAATTAGAACTTTCTAATCTCAATATACAGTTAATTGAAGAAGGTAAGAAACCATTAGCAATCGGTATCGGTATTAATACCGGTAGAGTTGTTGTCGGTAATATGGGTTCAGATCAAAGATTCGATTATACATGTTTAGGCGATGGAGTCAATTTAGCTGCAAGACTTGAAGGCCAAACAAAAGCATACGGTGTCGGTATCTTATTAGGCCAAGAAACTGTTAATCTTATACGTAATAAGTTTAAATTTATAGAATTAGATAAAATTGCCGTTAAAGGTAAGAAAGAAGGTATAACAGTTTATACGGTATTAAATGACCAATTCAATTATATACTACATGATACATTCTTAAAGCATTATAAGAATAGAGATTGGGTGAAAGCAGAAAATACTCTTAATAAATCAATAAAAGAAAATACAGAGTTAGAATATTATTATAATATGATGAAAGACCGGGTAGCTGATTTAAAGGGTAATGATCCAGGGGAAGATTGGGATAAAGTTTATAGAGCTATCAGTAAGTAATTACTTCTTTCTTACATTCTTTAATTCTAGATAAACGTCCTTAAAAATAAGGTATAATATACCTACACACATAACTGAGCCTAAAATTTGAAACAAACTATCAAATATATATTCTGCTATCATCTCTTACCTCCCGGGGTAAAGTAAAATCCAACTATCGCGCCCAGAGTGGCGATTGATACAAGAGAAATGTGTCCCGTTGTAATCGACGTGGTAATGTCTGCCCCAGAGGGGAATTTGATGAGCCCGAAGAGGATTGAGATTGCTTCTTTATTTTCTGGTGGGGTGAATGTGACGAGCTCGACTCCAGGGAAGAGGGTGCAGAGAATTGAAATGACTGCGAAGTTGCACATCCCGATAAGAGCAATGAGCCTGCGAGTACCGCGAGTAAAGGCAGACGTATCTGCGTTTGTTTCCCCGAAGACAGCTTTTTGGAATTCGATATCTGCTTTACCGAGCTGCATATCTCTAATAAGCTCTCTTCGTGCCGCCATATCTTTGGCGTCTGAAATACCTGAGAAAACGCCGCCGACGATTTTGAGCATAGAGCCCATACCTGTTGCGCCGAGTGTTGTAAGTAGCATTGTAATAAGTCCAAACATGTCATTTTATTTTTTTACGTATAAATATTTATACCAAGATGTCTATGTTACGAAAACTTTTTAAACAACGTCCATCTACAGATTCTGATATATCTGCAAAAACGATAGCTATGTATCAAAATAAAATTTTACTCCTCCAGAATCCCGACCGGTCAATGGAACTACCTGGTGGTCATATTAAAATAGGCGAACCATTGATGGTAGGCGCTGCTAGAGAATTTTATGAAGAAACCGGATTAACAGTTAATTTAGTAAGAACAATTAAACGGCAGCCTAAGCGAGTCATTTATTATGGTAAGTTAATTTCACGAAATGTTAAAATTAGTGATGAACATATTGGCTTTAAGTTCGTTAGTATAAATAATCTATATAAAACTAAGCTGAGTAAGAAAGCTTACAAAGACTTACTATTTTTAAAGACACCAAAAAAACGGAAAGAAGATGATGACATTCAAGACATTTCATGAAAATTATGCTGATGGCAAGCTAAAGGGGAAGAGTAAACCGGGTAGAGTTAAAAAATCTGGGGCTAGCTGTAAAGGTTCTGTTACTGAGCTTAGAAAAAAGGCAAAAAAATATGGCGGTGAAAAGGGTAAGATGTATCATTGGTGCGCAAATATGAAAGGCGGTAAAAAATGAATTATGATGAATTAGCAGATGTTATTTTAGAGAGCGTTGAGGGTATTAAGCCTATAAAGCTTCCTTACGCTTTAGATGCTTTAGAGCCTTATATCGATGCTGAAACAATGAATTTACATTTTAATAAACACTATAAAGGTTATGTTAAAAAATTAAATGCTGCTTTACCAGCTACCAATAAACAAGATTTATTATCTATTGTCAAAAAAGCTAAATCTAAAAAAGATGCTATTCGTAATAATGCTGGCGGAGCTTATAATCATCAGTTATTCTGGAATATGATGACTCCAGATAGAAAAGCAATATCTGGCGAAGTAAAAGACTTAATTGAAACACAATATAAGAGCGTTGAAGGCTTCAAAGCTAAATTTGTTGAAGAAGCTTTAGCTCATTTCGGTTCAGGTTGGTTGTGGTTAGTTAAGAAGGGTAATAAATTAGAATTAATACCTACCAACAACCAAGATAACCCTTTAATGGATTCAGACGTAACTATACTACTTGGTATAGATGTATGGGAGCATGCTTACTATAAAAAGTACGGGCCTAATAGGGAAAAGTATATTAAGCAATTTTTAAAGATTGTTAACTGGGATTATTGTAATCTTCAATTAACGCAATAACTTCACTCTTCATATAGTTTAATCTTATTGGGTACCACGTATCGTTAACTTTGTTCTTATAGAAGATAACTAACCCGCTGCACTTTTTACCGCTCATATTTTCATATAGCATTGCATATATAGATAACTGTAATGCGTATGTATTAAATTCGCAGACACCTAAATGATCTAGAGGGAATTTAAAAAACTCATTATAATCGCTGACGAATCTAAAGGCTTTATTAGTCTTAAAATCTCCTACATAGAAATGAGTTTTATTTTCATATAAAAGGTCAGCGGTCCCCGCGACATTAATATCCACATTATTAAGCTGCTCTTCGCACTTAAGCTTTGGAAATTTTTCAAATATATGCTCCCACTTTCTATATGAATCGTAGAGAGATCGAAACTGCTCATCAACCTTGCCCTCAGCTAAGAAGTCTTCCATAACCTTATGAATATCTGTACCGTAGTCACAAGCACGGTTTTTTTCTCTTTCCCATTCTTCGAGAATAAAATCAACTGACACCCCTTCCCTCTTAGCTACACGAGTAGCATTGCCCATCTTATCAAATACTGGCTTATACTTACCTATTAAGGTAGTTACCGATATGAGCTCCTTACCAGTTTCTGTATTGACGTACTTATGTTTTTTCTCGTCGAAATTAATCATATACCTTATTATAATATATACCCTTGAAAATTCAAGTCTTTAGTATAAAATAATATATATGAGAATTGCAATAAGCGGATCAGGTAACCAAGGTAAATCGACTCTAATAAAAGACTTTTTAGCAGAGTGGCCTCAGTTTGAGACTGAGAGTCAAACATATAGAGACAAAATTACATCTGAGGATCTTCCCCATAGTATGGAGACCACTAAAGATACACAATGGAAAATCCTTAATCATATGATCGACGAGGTGCAAACGTTTAAGACAGGTGATAATATTATTATGGATAGATGCCCGATTGATAATTTAGTTTATTCGTTATGGGCCTTTGAAAAGGGTATAGGAGATATTGATAAGGAGTTTATTGATAAGTGTATACCTCTTGTCTGTGAAAGTATGAGACATCTAGATATTATATTCTTTTTGCCGATTACTAAGGCTGCTCTTGTTAAAATCGTTGATGATAAAATGAGAGAGACAGATCCTATGTACATTAAGGAGATTGATAATATTTTTAAAATGATCGGCGCACAGCACCATGAAAATAACGGTAAGAATCCTTTCTTTCCAAAAGATGATGCTCCTGGTTGGATTGAGATTTTTGGTCAACCTCAAGTACGTATTGCTATGATTAAACAGTATCTTGATGTAGATGGTGATTTAATCGGCGGTACTGAAGAGAGTATGAATGAGCTTGTAAACCCGCACGACGGTCAATTTCTCAATAAGGATACACAAACTATGCAGGACCTTATTGACGAACAAAGACAGACGATGGATTTCGAAAAAGAACTAGCGCATCAAAAAGATCAGATTAAACAAATGCTCGGAGATAAAGATATTGACGAGCTAACCGAAGAGTATAATAAAACTAAGCGGTAGTTAATATTAACCGTTTAATAAAACTTTATATACAGTACCATCATCACTAGTGATGCTAACGTAATGGGTCGCAGCTAAATCAGCTGTTGAAGAAGGTGCTGCATAGACAGCATTTACCCTGGTTGTTAATGTATTGATAGTATTTGCAAATGTAGTATTTTCTAAACCTATTACAAAATCTTTAAAGTCTAATTTATTAGTAGCGTTATCAGTTTGNACAATAAGAGAGTTACCAGTCTCTATACTACTAATAGTTGGAAGTTGTTTAATACTTATTTCTGTGCTAGCCATATTAATTATTTAATATAGTACGTTAAAGATAAGAATACATATTGATTTTTAACCAGTTATATTATACAATATATATATGATACAAGGTAAAATAGGTATAGGTATAATAACCTATAAGCGCCCACACTTTTTTAAGCCGTGTTATGAAAGTATTCCATGGGATAAAGTTGACGCAGCTGTAGTAGTAAATGACGGACCAGCATATGATTTCGATAAAGAAGAAATTAAACTGAACGATAAAACTGAATGGATTCAGCATGAAAAAAATATGAAGCTGTCGAAGACAAAAAACGATGCTATCGACTATTTGTTTAAGCAACAATGCGAACATATTTTTATTATTGAGGATGATACTGTAATTCAGGATGTCGATGTTTTTAGCAAATATATCAATGCGAGTAATGCTAGCGGTATAAAGCATCTAAACTACGGACCAGGCAGCCCATTTAATAGAGAACAAGACACGTCCGTTCAATATGACTTACATAACAGGCATCTATGTAAACAAGATTCAAAGCCCTCACCTCGCTTAGTTATTGAATATAAGAACAATGTAAAGATAGCCTTGTATCAACATACTGTAGCAGCATTTGTATATTACCACCACGACTGTATTCGCGACGTAGGGTTATTTGACGAAGATTTTAATCAAAATGCATGGGAGCACGTCGAACATACATACAGGATTATAAAAGCAGGTTTACATCCCCCGTTTTGGTGGTTTGCTGATGTAGCAGATAGTGAGCATTTAATACGTTCTCAAAAAGGAGCTATAGATGAGAGTAGTATAGCTACAGAAAAAGACGTACCTTGGGAAGATCAAGAATGGAACCATAAAGTCCAAGCTGCTGGTGAAATGTATAGACGTAAGCACGGGCATCTACCAAACCAACCGCCGCTATATACTAAAGAAGAGGTCATTAATATTCTTAAAGAGCTAAAGACATGATCCACCTTGCGTTTAATTCTTTTGTTCCAGATTTAAATCAACAGATTGCACTTGATAGCTGGAAATATTTACAGGATGCAGAGTTGATTAAAGATATATATGATGTTCAGTTTGCTGATGACCCTAAAATAAACCACCATGATATAAACACTATACATTCATTAGAGCGCAGCAGTTTAGATTTATGCAATAGTGGTAAGAAGAAACTGCCGATTGTATGTGATATAATACAGTCAGTTGTAGAAAGATGTAATGCAGATGATTATATTATTTTTACTAATAATGATATTATAATAAACAAAAATTTAATAAAATATGTTAATAAAAATAATCCGGATGCAGTTGTTTGTAGTAGAATGAATATACAACCTATTAATTCATTTAATGATATTTTAAATAAAAATGTTGTACCTGATAAAATCGAAATATGGGGCTACGATACGTTCGTCTTTCGCGCNGGTTGGTGGTCAGAATACAGTAAATATTTTAATGACTATCTCTTAGGCATGCCAGTATGGGATAACATTTTTGCATGTATTATCAAGTTGTTTGGAGGTAATTATGATATTGGCAATACAGCTCCGCCATTTTGTTTTCATGTAACTCATGCACCTACATGGCAGATGGATAATGATAATCCAGAACGCGCTTACAACCACTCGTTACTCGATTCCAACAAACTAGATCGGTTGTTTATGGGGATTATCGACAATTGGCATTTAAATTACATTAATAGACGCCAACCAGCTGGTAAATTTTTTAATACGATACCGCAGGAAAAGGAGCTAGAATACGGTATTTTTAATATACTGCATTAACATGAGTTTAGGAAAAAATATAATATCGTTTAGCCTATGGGGCACAGATAGTAGATATGTCGATGGCGCTTTAGAGAATGTTAATTTAGCTAAAGAGATATATCCTGATTGGTCTGTTAGAATTTACGTTGACAACTCAGTAGATAAAGAAGAACTCAAAAAGGTATATGATGCAGGAGCAGATATAAGATTAGTTAAAGATTCTAAAGGACCTTTTCATGGAGCCTACTGGAGATTTTTAGTTAATGATGACCCCACTGTAGGTAGATATATAATTAGAGATATTGACTCGCGTTTAAACTTTAGAGAGCAAGCCGCAGTTAATGAGTGGGTTAAATCAGATAAATCATATCATGTAATGAGAGATCATCCTAATCACAGATATGCCATACAAGCAGGTATGTGGGGAGGAAAGGCGAACGAGTTTAAAATATGGCCATTAGTTGAGCAATGGGGTAAATATGATTACTATTCATGTGATGAACATTTTTTACAGCAGATTATATACCCTAAAATTAAAGATAATATAATTGTACATGATCCATTTATAGAAAAAAAGCCTTTTCCAAAACATAAACCTATATACAATAAGGGTACGTTTGTTGGGCAAACTTTTAAAAACGGTAAACCACAAAACGATTAATGAAAATATTATTAATACAAGAGAACGGTCATCATGACGGTAACAGACTTTACCGGGAATGCTTTTCATGGCAAAGAGCTCTGCAAACATATACTAATATTACTACAACAGTCTGGGGTCTAGGACATGCTAATTATAGCGAGAAGCTAGACTTTAATGCATTTGATGTAATAGTATGCCTCGAACAATATGATAGGATAAATTGGGTACCGCATGAGGAAATAGGCAGAACAAAAGCAAAAAAATTATTATGGGCTGTTGATTCTCATAGTAAGGGAATAGAATCATTCCGACAGGTTAAAACATTAGGTAAATATGATCATATCTTATGCTCTATATTACACCATGTTGGTGTAGGTGATATATACTTCCCTAATGCTTATGATGATTTATTGATACGACCAGGTCGTGTAGATAAGAGATCATTCTTAGGATTTTGCGGTACCGGTGGTGGCCCGCAACGAGAAGAATTAATTAATAATCTCTCTAATAAGTTTACGGGTGATTTTATTTTTGACGATTTTATTATAGGCGATGAGATGGTAGATGCTATTAATTCATATGAAATGCATTTTAACTTTAACGTAATGGATGATATTAATTATAGAAATTTTGAAACTATAGGGTGTAAAATTCCGCTTATTACAAATAATAATTATCAATATAAAGATTTAGGTTTTAAGGATGAAGTTAATTGTATATTTTATAATAGCAAAGATCAATTACTCGAAAAGGTTGAGCATTATATGAACAACAAACCACTTCTAGATAAAATCGCTAATAACGGCTACACGCTGAGTAAAAATCACACCTACAGAAACCGTATAAAACACTTACTTAAAAAAGTGTTATAATAAGAGTTGAATACTAGGTGAACTATCATATAATAGGTGTATGATAGTTAAAGATATTAAGGTTTACGATGGCCCGTTAATTCATAAGAGATTTGCTTATGATTATTTTAGAAACAAGACATTACCTATAGGTAATATTATTGCATTTAGATGTCCGATGGATGTAAATGTTAGTGGTATGATCGACCAAGAAGACGTTCTTCAAGGTGATTATATTGCTAGTGATGATGCAATTAACTTTTGCTGGGAAATTCCTAACCTAGATAAGCTAGGTGCTGTTGCGTTTCAGCGATTACTCAACACTCAAATTGCTAACGTTCTTTCTTCTAAATATATTAAGAAGCCTATTGAAGT